AGGATCGAATAAAGTATTTAAATGTATGGATGAAACATGTAGTAATGTCATCGATCGAGATTTAAATGGTGCTCGGAATATTTTATTAAAATATTCAATAGATCCGCCCTCGGTTTAGTTAGGAACCCACCATGTTTGTATTATGTGCGCGACCATGGAAAAATAATGAAAATACTGTAATGTATTTTCGCTAACAGTGATCCTTTAAAACATTTTATTTTAAAAGATGGCGAATTACAAGAAACCATTTAAAATTTTATTTTCTAATAGTATAAAAACACTAAAATCAAATGGCGCAGACTGATTTAAAATCGGATGACTTTTGCGGATACAATCAAGCATCGGCTCCACTTGAATGGACATTGCAGAAAGGACAATATAATAACACATTTTCAATAGGTACTGTTGGTGTGAATGCTGCTTCGAATTATGTAAGACCCGATATTGTAAATATCGACTCCTTTCTAAGTGGCAGAGATGATATATTGTCACGCTGCAATCCCCCAATCCCATCTATGGACGACGCTAATGAGGCACCATTGGTCTATCAAAATCAGAAGAACACGAACATGCTACAAAGCATTTATTCGCGCGAGAAGAAAAGTGCAGTTAATTTAAGTGCGGTCACCTACATTCCACTTACATTCCAGGCCGAACTCTTTACGCCCGCACAGGACTTAAATCACATCATATTCGCAGGGCAGGCAGAACGAGGTGGAATCGAGACACGTAATTTAATAAAGAGCTCCTATAACAGTAATATGTGTGAGAATTTCATCAGCCCGCAACGAGCTTGCGGAAAAGAATGTTCATTGACCAATGGCTACATGACGAGATTGCCTTACTCGGCAGCACATCCAGAAGCCGAATGGGGCAAATTACCTCAGGGATTGTCGAGTGAATCGTGGGCAAATCCAAGTGCAACGAATACTCAAATTGGAATGGCAAGACCACCACAGCGAATTACGTCACAGCAAGTTATCTCGGCTGGTGCCTCGGCTATGGGAAATCAACAGGTAGTTCCAACAATGCTAGCATCACCAAACGATCCCAGGAACGATTTTATGAGTGTCAATCCAATTCCGACTCGATCAAATCCATATAACCCCCCACCATCATTAAAGGATCCACTCACGGGACAGTATTACAATGTGTCCAAATTCGAACCGTTGGTTGCCCAATAAGGTTCCGATCGAGGTTCCGATCGAGATTCCATTCAAGGTTCCGATCGAGATTCCATTCAAGGTTCCATTCAAGGTTCCATTCAAGGTTCCATTCAAGGTTCCATTCAAGGTTCCATTCAAGGTTCCAATCGAGATTTCAATAAAATTTCAAAAAAAATAAAATCGTATGGTTAAATAAAGTAAAACTTATGATATTTGAAAAATATTTGACACGAGAAAATTTTGCAATGTGTCTTTATTTAGTCTGTTTGGCATTAATATGGATTGTGTTTGGTATAAATTATAAAGACTTTAAGAAAAACAAAAATGTGAATTCAAAGCAGTATAAGAAACAAGAGGAAACCGTTAATTTGTCGGGTGTTATTGGGGGAATTTTAGCGATTCCATTATTCATTTATATATTTATGATTATGTTACAAATTAGGAGATGGAGAGGTCGGCGGATACCTTCGTTTTCGAATACAAATTTAACGTTCAGATTCGGCCGTCGCAAAAAGAAAAAATGTAGATCTTAAATAAAAAACGACACATGGCTCGAATAATGATTTTACTGTTATTGTTTGTTTGGTTTGTATTTTTTGTGTTCAGTTGTATTTTATTGAACGAGGGGACCAAGCGAATGGAAGATAAAACATCTGAGAATTTTCGAGTATGGGTGAGCATAACGTCGTTGGCTGGATTTTTTATTGGAATCAGTGCGTTTTTAATGATTCTTTTGTTGGCCCGTCGTTTTCGCAAATTAAAATAATTTTTTTAAATAAGTATTAAAAAGCATGTGTACGCAGCATCAGCGTTTTATAATTTACAATTTATCCATACTTGGGCTTATATTTATTTTATTGGGCGTGGTTATCTATTTAATAGACAAATCCCAAAAGAACATTGATCGGGGGGTTGAAGTGAAATCATGGAAATTAACTCAAAGAGATTCCTATATAGCGCTTGGGTTTCTATTAGGTACGATTGTTTTAATGATTGTACATAAGATATATGAAGTTTATTATAATTATTCAAAGAGTTATTGGTATATTTATGTTCAACCGGGTGATTGGATCATTTGATTATTTCCATTTATAGGTGTTTTTTAAGAGGCTAATCCAAAAAATCATTAAAATGCTCGTAAAGATATGCCAATTGGAATGAAATATATCGTAGGCGTCTAGGTTGTTGTGAAAACAGTTGAGGTTGTGTTGTGCGCAATTGACTGCGTCGTGGTTATACGTGTCCGCCATTAAATAAAAGATCACGGACAACAGAATAAATAAGAGGCTTAAATAAAAGTTCGTATTAAACCATAGCGGAAATGTATTAAACTGGCGTAGTGAATGAACATACCAATGTGTATACAATATACGGTACAATAGAAAGAGGATGGCATATACTCCGACAACGATTGCAAAGGATTGATCGAACGACAGCCATTTTTTAAATCGTTTTGTTTCGGTTATATTTTGGTTATTGGTCCATGATGGTGTGTGTAAATGATAGACAATGGAGAATACACCTGTAATGAAAATCAGAACACCAAAGACCAAGAATAGAATTCGATCGAGCCATTTTATTTGTTTCATTGCAAGTACAATTGAATAGAGTGCAGCAATAAAATAAATAAAATTAGACCATACGGGATATAATTTCACTTGATTGGTTGTGGTCTGCATGATAATCTTTTACTAGGAGACAACAATAAAATCTTTTTCGATGTAGAGTTGTGTTAAAGCATTTCTTCGTTGTTCCCATTTTCGTATATTTTCTTGCCAATGTGGTTCTTGTGACCATATATGATAACCTGGAGCTGCTTGTGGGTTCACGTAGAATTGTTTTTCTTTTCCGACATCTCCGATTCCTCGAGGAATGACTCTCCAATAAAGGTATTCTTCAATGGTTCCTACCTTTACGGATTTATCGGATCCAATGACAGGTGCATATTTAAACTTTTGAAAGGATTCTTTGGTGAACGTCATTTTATTCTATTTAATTATATAAACAATTAAAAAGGTTATAAAATAAACCAATGGCAAAAGGAATCATAAAAGAAAAACAGAATTATTTAAAACAGTTGTTCAGACTTTTTTTAAATAATTTGCATTCAAAACAACACAAGCGTCTCTTGAAAATTTTAAAGGAGGATTTTAATAATGATTATCGGTTATTTATGGAAACCTATGATATGATGTTGCAAAATCCAGAGATTTCATTTTACCAGCCGGATGAGATGGATTGGCTCACGGCGATTGGTAAAGTGATTCGATATTATGATACGAACTATTCTTCGCTTTTACCCGATACTCCGAGTGATTTTCTAATTGTTCGATTGGCGTCGATACAGCCACCGGATGAAAATGAATCGGAAGAATTACGTACTGAAAAATTAAAGTATATATTCAAAAATAATTTAAGCGAACCAAGTGAAGAAGATCTTAATTTATCCTTGGAACTATGGGTGAAATGTTTTAGTATGCTCCCCTGGATTTCAATTGAATTGTTACATCAAGTTTCTTCTGATTTTTATACGTACTATTATAATGATAAAAAGATTGAATGGAAAACCAGTGAAATGTTGTTTGGAGCCGAGGGAAGGAAACGTAAAATTGGAGAAGTGTATGAGCCCGAGCCCGAGCCTGAAGCAGAGCCATCAGATGATTTACCGAAACAACGATTGATTCAAAATAAGCCTCGTCTGTTAAAGTACATGACGACTGTCATGTATGGGCAAGAAGAGCCAGTTGAAGGTTTAGTGGATTTTTATACGGCCTTTTATCCATTTATGAAGTTGTGGCTTCCGCGATAGCGCCATTGTCAGAGGCTGCGATAGCGCCATTGTCAGAGGCTGCGGGTCGATCTTCGTTGAATTTCTTACGGCGTTCATCCTTTTGCAATTTTCTTTGCCATTCATCGTCGATTCGGAGTGTGTATCCATTGATGCCGAATACTTGTTTGACCTGAGGAAGGTTTTTCTTGTCAGTCGAACCGTCCGATGTGTTTTCGTCTTCGAACAAGGTAAATTGTACATATTCAAAGTCATAGAGTCTTCTTCTGAACTTTGTATCTTCCTTGGGCGTAATGGCTTTGAAATGAACAAAGTACTGTTGACCATTATCCAACCGTTCAATGAAACCATATCCTTTTTTTTGAAAGAACTTTACGACCTTTCCTGTATACACGGCCATGAATTTAATATTTAATAGTTCGCTAAGTTTTTTATCTTGCTATTTTTACGCGCGTTCGGTACATAAAGTTAAAAAAGTATGTGAAAAACAAACAAACAATATGGACGATACAACATTAGAATCATTCGAGCAAACTAAATTTCAAGTCGAGGAAGAAATTTATGCATTAAAGGAATCGATCTTAAATACGGACAATGAAGAGGAAGCCGAATCATGGGAAATTGTATTAAGAGCCAAGCAACTCCGTTTAAAGGAAATACAAGACAACATCAATCGAATCAAGCGGGAAATTCGAGACCAGCGATTAAAACAATTGGTTTACATGCGGGGAAAGAATTCATTTGAAAAGAATAATACGGGGTTTGAGGAAGCCAAGAAAGATGCTGAGGAATTTGTATTTCAATTCATTGCACTCCCAGCGGAAGACATTGCGCGATATTTCTCAACCAAACATAATATATTAGAACCCATTCCTGGCTCGGAATACCATCCTCATAAACTATCCTACCGATGGTTTCATGATGTTCGTAAACGTGCCAACAATAAAATTCCATTAAGTCCGAACATTGAACCTCCAAAGAAATTAATTAAACAGGAGTGGCGAAAAATTGATTTCTTATTTTCAAAGTTTTACGGCGATCCGAAATTCATACAGCGCTGTCAACAATATTATCAGCAGTTTTCTCTTCAACTTTCAATTCAGGAAGACAAACAAATTAAATTCAGATTTTGGATTGAATTAAAGGTTGGAGACAAAGGATTAATTACATTTTAATTTAAAATCATACAAAAAAAAAATATGTGAGTTTATTAAATAAATTACATTTTGGAAATTATGGGTGATAATATTAAAAAACAAATGGAAGAGTTAAAAGATGGTCTTAGAGTTCTTTATCAGGATAAAATAGATATGTTAGAGCAACAATTAGCAACCGGCGGCGGTGGCGGCGCGGGTGAAGAAAACGTACAACAATTATTAGGGTGTTTTCAAAAAAGTTTGGGTATTGTTCCTGCTGTAGCACCGGTGGGCGCATTTGGACGTCGACGAAGGCCAGTTCATCGTCGTCGATCGAATAATTATGGTTGGTAAAAAAAATTGTTGGATTAAGTAAATAAACAAATTAATATACAAAATGGACGTTCAATTGGATACAAATTGTGAAAAGTTAGAAACTGGACTTCAACAACTCAACGAACAATTACGTGAAAACATTAAGATATTACAAGCAGGAGGGCAGATCCAAGGCGGTGGAGGTGGTGGAATGTCTATGGAAGATATACAAAAAATCATGGGTGAATTAAAAGAGGGTCTAAAAATGACTTATGAGGATTCATTTAACATAATTATTGAACGATTAGAACAGCAGCATATATCCCAAAATATAATTAATATAGCATTTCAAGGCATTATGGAGGCGGTTGAAGAAGGTTAATAATTATTTCGCTTAAAATAGGTTTGAATCATGTTCATTGATTTATCCAATGTGGACTTTGATTTAATATTCGAAATCATAAGGATTGTTTTCATGGGACACTCTACATTGTTCTTTTTAAATACATAGTAGAGTACACCACCTAATCGAGACCGTTCCGTGATGTCATTAAATGATTCAAGGTTTTGTTTGCATTCATGATATACCGCAAAGCATTCGGACACATATTCGTATTTAATCTTCAATTGAGTAATTCGAGAGGAGAATATATTTTTAATTCGAGATTCATGTTCCGCTTCGGAATGTCCCAGATAGAGTTTTTTCATTTCGGATCGTTTAGGTTCGGGGAGGTTTCGAACCAAACTTTTAAAGAGCATTTCCCCTTCGGAAAATTTCTTTTCGTCGACATCGCGTCCAATTTGTTTTATAAAATCACTTCTTGATATGTTCATCCCATTGATCGTTCGAAGTGAGTAGTAGATCACTACATAGATTAAATATTTGCGTTTACTCGCTCTATAAATCTTGTCGTTCTTGGAGACTAATTCATTCCAAAGACACAGGGCATGATTGATAGATCGTTTATTTAAAAAGTACAAATTTGAACTGGCAAGCTGGTTCATTTCTCGTACCACATAATCAAATTTCTTTTCACCCGATTTCTTTTGAATATAGGTGTTCAGTACGGATAACTTCTTAAAGTACACCTTCTTTTGTGTTTCATCAAAGATCGAAATGGTATTGTAACACGAACGTGCATCGATTTTCGATCCCAATGAGATATTCGGATTAAACATAAACCCTCCCGACGAATCCACGCGGCTTTTATTCACACCTTGTTCATAATTATTCCAATCGGGAAGCTCAGAAACCAATCGACTTTCAAGGATGATTCCACATTCCATACACAAAATATCACCATTTTCATTATCGATTTGAACATGATCAAAGGATCGACAATAACTACAAAACAAATAGGAATTATTCATTTTGTTCGAGTTTCTTTTCCAGTAACCGATTGGCTCGTTTAAAATCTTTTAATGTGGGCTTATGCTCCAGTGTTGGATAAAGATATTCTGCTGCAAGTGATTGTCCGATGTTTTTATTTGCACTATATTTTTTATTTGTATGTGAACCCTGAGAGGATTGGTAGATCTGGCGATATTGTTGGTTGAATTGCATTAACGTATCAATGGACTTAAGAGGATCCGAATTGGATAATTTTTCTCTTGTCTTGGGATGGTTGTGTAAAAATGTTTGAATGGCTTGTAATTCTTCTTCAATGGTTTCCAACGATTTACCCTTTTTTAATTCTTCTCGAATTAAATCGAGGTTGGCATACTGTTCTTGTAATGATTCAATGTACAGGTCCATCCTTTGCTTTAGAAGATTATTTTTGAAATAAATTTATTCCGCAGCAATTAATATTTCATAGGCTTTCTTGGGGTTTTCATAATGCTGTGAGAGTATTTGAATGATGCGAGCAGGTGTATATTTTTCATTCAACGTTTCGGGAAAATCATAGCCATCCGATTGTTCATAAAAATAATGAAACATTTCTTTCAAGGTTTCAATCGTGGCTCGTGTGAAGTGTATATTTAAATCGATACGACCGGGTCGAATCAGTGCAGGATCCAGTTTTTCAGGATAGTTTGTCGTTAAAATCAGTAACCGTTCGGGTGTTTCCAAAATACCATCGAATAAATTCAATAGAAAACTTAATGTAATTTGTTTTTGCGATGACTCATTGTGTAAATGATAATTCTGATTCACCGATGCTTGATTTGAAAACGCATTAAATGGATCAATGGTGGATGACGATGGAAGTTCTATTTTTGGTTTTGGTTTTGGTTTTGCTTTTGCTTTACTACGATCTTGAACAATGTCACTTAGACAATCAATATCTTCAAAAACATACAATCGTTGGTTTAATGGAATTTTATAGGTGATGGTCTGTCCTTCGTGTAACACATCAATCGATTCAGAAAGAAATAAATGATTCAATTGTTCTTGTGTTGTATACTCGGCCAGTGAAACCGATATGATATGTTTATGTGCATGATTGGCAATTGCTTTAATGGTACTTGTTTTCCCTGTTCCTGGATCACCATGCAATAAAATACCCAAGGTTTGCGGAATGCCTCTTTTTTTATACCACTCGGGATGATTCATGAACAGATCTACGCGTTCTTGAATACGAGACACCTCTTCTCCAAAGATGTTATGAAAATCTTTATTGGTATGAAATTTACACATACTAAATGTATACTTTTTAGGCGCAAGATCCCAATTGTATACAACCTTTTTTGAATCGGGGTCAATCATTTTCATGGGCGGCATTACTATTTCTTTGAAATAATATTTTGCATCGCCCAATTGATTCTTTTTTTCAAGTTCATATTCTTCTTCGATCTTATTCAACCATTGTTTTAATTGCGTTAATTCCAACTGATAGGAATACATTTCAAAGGTGAAACTTTCCAAAATACCATCCTGTGAATACTTTTCATTTTGAATTTTACATTCCACGTCCTTGTAGTTCACCAAGAAGGGTTTTAAGTTGGACGGCTTATAGTTTCGAGACATAAATCGAAGGAACTTGGTTGTGTTTTGTTTGCACATATATTCAATAATACTATTAATTGTACTGTTTTCATGCGTTTGATAATATTGAAAGGTCACCGATGCTGTTTTATTCTTTTGTTCTTGCTGTTGTTGCAATGTTTTCATAAAGTTTGGTTGTTTTTTCGAAACGTATTCATCCATTACGTATTTCGTCACCTTGGGAACCGCATTCAGTACCATTTCAATCACATTCAAGGCCATGAACCCATACATCATTCCCATTAAACTTTGATCTTCGCTTTTAATCATACTCCACGTCATCAACTGCGTCTTTAACATTTGATCCATCGTTTTGAGTTTAATCATTCACCAGGGAACTTTTTTCGACTTTCAAACGAATTTTTTTGTTGCTCTTGTTTAAAAATAAGTATGAATGGACAATTTGTTCTTCCAAGGACACCGAAACAATCAGAAATTTTGAGTTTATTGCGAACGATCGACTGTGAATTTAGAAGAATTATTATAAAATGTAACCACGATTATGCAATAAAATATAATTTAATGGCGTTTAAAACTGATATAAGTGGGTTAGTGAAATTGTCGCAAGATGCATATAAGGCCGTTGGAGACCTTTACAATAAACCAATTGAAGCAAAACCAGAGGGTGTGAGTGATATATTTTATAATTTATTAAAACATTATAAATTTTTAAAACAGTCATGTGGACATAGTACAACACAGTTTAATGCAGCAACAACTCATAATAATCTAGAATATTTATGGGGAAATTTAAAAATATTAGGACAATTTTTGCTCGGGTTTAGTCAATTTCAACAGTTAAACACACAAGTTACAAATCTATTACCCGAAAGTTATAGCGATGATTATATTCAAAGATTTGGAAATTCATTCGGATATGGATATGATGACGATTATTATTAAACCTTCTATTCCAGTGTGTTATTTTTTGATAAATAGTTATAGTATTGACTTAATAGACACTGTTTTAAAAGTGCATCATCGGTACATCGATTAAATCCCGGACCTCCTTGATAATTGGTGGCGGTGTTCCATAAATTCACGGGTGTTTTATTGTAAAAGCTTTCCAATCGAAGATCATTGGCGCAACATGCAGCAGGTGTTTGATTGGACGTTCTTTGACAATTGGGCAATTGTTTGTAAAATAATTGTTGTGAAATATTGTTGGCGGGCAAAGGAGGCGGTGACATTGAATATTATTTAATGGATGATTAGAAAATAAATATCATCTAATCGACCTCTTCTAAATCAGATACGCTAGTATCGATTTCAAAATAGAATCGTACGATAAAAAACTCGTATGTGGTTTGATAGTTGTGTTGTAACAACCATTGTGGAAATTTTAATTGAACAGAATAGGGCAATCGATTTAAACAGGACTCTGCTTGAATGAATGTCATCTTATATTCCATTAAAAATTCCTTTAAATGTTCAAGGTAACGAATCTCGTCTTCTCCGTTATGATTCTTTTTGTTCATCTTGGTCGGTTTGCGTACTTATCTCTTCCGTTTTATCTTTATGGGGTTGCAATGTAATGCGAACTTCATGACCGATTAATTTAATCGATATATCTTCAATTACATTTTCCATGAGGGACAATAGAATGGTCAATACGTTGGTGTAAATACGTTCTTCGATTGAATCGGGCAAATATCGAATGTTAATGTTCTTATCTTGAAGCATCTTGGATACAAACTCTTTAATCTTGTCTTGTGAAACCTGAATGTCGTTGTTCGTCATTTAATTGACTGCAACATTTTAATTATCGCGAAAAAAAAACGAAATCATTCCAACAATCATAAATACCACAGCCGCGAGAAAACAAAGTATGTCAGTCATAATTTTTAATGCATCGGCTGAAATAAAGGCTGCAACCAAAGTGCAATAAATTGGCAATGTAACCAAAAGAATAGTAATTAAAATCGTCATCGTATTTAGTATTCAATACGTTGACTATAATTTTTTATAAAATTTTCATGGCGTCTTTCTTGCTCTAATTCTCGTTCGGATCCAAATATAATATCAAATGCATCACGATTATCATTTGTATAATCCGTATAATAATAATGATCACCGTCTCCTGAGTGTGATGTATATTCATATTCTTCACGACGATTAGGGAGCGCATAATATTGACGATCACTTAATTCATAATATACTTTTGGATCAGCCTTTAATTGATCAATGTCAGGCATACTTAAATCCCACATTCCATGCCGTGCTTGTGATTGTCTTCGAGGGACCATCGCACTGCCGCGTCTGCCGTCTCCTAACATTAAAGGATCTGTTCGCATCGATGGAATACCTGCATTTTGATAAAAATCGCCAATATTACCATTACCCCTCCCAATTGGAAGATTGGATCGATCCAAGTCATTTTTTAATTCGGATAATCTTTGTGTAAAATAATCCCGTGTCACGGACTTTCGGGATCTTCTTGACGACATTGTTTTAATGAATGCACATATTTTTTTTGCGCCATTAAAATGGCTGCGTTCCGCCTGTGTCGAACTTTGCGCCATTAAAATGGCTGCGTTCCGCGAACTTTGCGCCATTAAAATGGCTGCGTTCCGCCTGTGGCGAACTTATCGTTTTGCCGTTTGAATTGCATTTCGAATCGATCGTGTATCTCTGGCGCCTTCGTAATTATTCAATTTTCCATTGTAAAAAATAGCGATGGTCGGAACACCACGGGCTTTTAACATTTTCATGAGTTCACCGTACTCGGGATGATTATCGTGCAACACACAGACCAATACTTCCTTTGCAAGTTCATTCAAGGTTCCACTTTCTTTCAATTTACGACAATAACCACATCGATCCGATACCAAAACAAACACACCAGGTTTACCCGATTCGTGAAGTTTCTTCATTTGATCCAATACCTTTTCATGAGGACCAAGTGCATGATAATATTTACCGCCCATGAGTTTGTGTTTTAATGTATCCGTACTGGCTGAAATAACATTTGTAAAGTTATCACATTGACGAAATCCCATATTGCTCCAACAGATTGCGCCCACAAGAATAATAAAGATAAATACAAACGCAACGATACAACACACTTGTTTTCCCTCCATACTTTGTTTAATAATATCAATAAAAAAAATATATGAATCACCACAGAATGTATATTTTATTGTTTTGTACGCGGACGTTAAAATGCTTTTCCATGAAAAAATTATATAATTTCTCTCGAACGACACTTGAATCAAATTTAAGATGCAATGGAATTTGATATTCAATAGAACGTTGATTGGATTCAGAGGGAATTTCATTGATTTTTTTATAGATGTGATGAATGATTTCAGCAAGGTAGTGATTTAATTCTTGTTTTGAATATACGTTGGCTCTCCATTGAATCAAAAATGTGTGACCTCGTAACACGACTTTGCATTTTTGTTTTTGTAATTCCTTGGCAATCTTTTGTAGAATATATTCATGTGTATCGTTTGACAGGGTTGGAATACCCGGCATGAATGTTGAATAGGTATACTTGAGCTCCTGATTCATTTTAAATCGTTTAATCGAGTCCATGATTTGTTTCACCTGAGTTTCGATGATGGAATCGATTAATTTCTTTTTCTTTAATCGCTGGCGTTTTCTTATCTTTTTTGCATCTAAATTCATTTTAATAAAACAATTCAATATAAAAAAAATAAAATTACACAATGTTCAATGAACAAGGTATTTTTGTTGTACCCATTGAAATTCCAGGAAGAAATGATATTACCAATTATATTTTAAGTGCTGAAAATCATGCTGGACGTGTAAAATGGATCGAAAATCCAATCTATTCATGGACACTCTCCGATTTAATCGATGTTGATTTAAATCATTCAATGCATGGCGCTGTTTTAATGTACGATCAACACACAAACAAATGGAAATGCGCTCATACAAACACTGTACTAACTTCAGGAAAAGGAACACAAATCAATCAAAATTGTATCGATATTAACTTTGATGAAACTGAATTTACCACTTCAAACAATAATAGGCTACAACTCAAACCAATTTCAATTCAACTCGGAGGAACCGGTAAAACAGACCTTGTTCAAAATGCTGTACTCATTGGTCAAGGAACACATTCCTTGAATACTTCCAAACAAGCTCCTCATGGAAATTTCGTTGGAACGTCGGATACACAAAGCTTAACCAATAAAACAATAACAAGTTCGTCCAATTCAATCACTGCATCGGCTTTGTTTTCAAACGACAAACACAATACAATCAACATTGTTTCATCCAAAAATCCCAAACCCGGACAAGTTTTACTGGCGACCAGCGAAACCTCAGCCGAATGGAAAGATATTCCCGTTTTTATGTTTAATGGATTGGGCATTCGACAATATGAATTGCAAACACTGCGCATTATTTCATTAGACACCACTGCACGATTTTCATATCATAATAATTCACTTGACTTGGCTATCATTAATCCAGACTATGGAGGAACCGGTAGAAGTGTACTACCCGAGGGACAAGTTTTAATTGGTCAAGGAAAACATCCATTGAATGTTTCAAAAAGCGCACCCGATGGTGATTTTGTTGGAACCCACGACGTTCAATCTTTAACCCATAAAACAATCATGGATGAATCCAATATGGTGACAGCAACCTATTTATTTTCAAACTATGGCGATCAAACCATCGATATTCGTTCTTGTTCAGCACCTCAACCCGGTCAATATTTAATGGCCGATACATGCAGTTCTGCTAAATGGAATACCGTACCTTCGTACACACCCGGAAAGGGAATTCAATTTCATTTGAATGAAATTCATGTCAACCTTTCAGATCAATTTAAACTCAATGGTTTGAATGAAATTCAATTGAATCTTCCTATGAAAATCAAAGAAGGTGGAACTGGGCGAACATCCTTTCCATTTCAATCTGTTCTCATTGGACAAGGCACAGATTCCATTGATGTATCCAAAAAGGCTCCCTTGAGTTCTTTTGTGGGGACCAACGATGTTCAAGCTTTAACCCATAAAAGTATGGTCGATCCTTCCAACATTGTTCATGCGTCTGCATTGTTCAGCGACCATGGAAAGAATGTCATTTCGATTCGATCTTGTTCTTCTCCCGTTCGGGGACAAGTACTTACTGCGACCGATTCAACGCATGCAACGTGGTGCGATCCAATCCCTGTATTAAAAGCCGGGTCGGGTTTTGCCATTCAACATCATACACTTTCGTTGTGTACCACGGAACGATTTTATATCAATGAGAATCAATGTTTGGAATTAAATTTATTGCCCATTTCACATGGAGGCACAGGGAAACGTAATTTAAAGAACAATACTGTTTTAATCGGACAAGGTGTATCTTCCATCGATGATTCAAAACAGGCTCCCATGAGTGATTTCGTTGGAACCCATGATGAACAAACGTTAACACATAAAACCATTACCGATCCAACCAATGTCGTATATGCATCTGCGTTGTTCTGCGATCAAGGAAAGCATAGTGTTTCGATTCAATCTTGTTCTTCTCCCATGTCATGTCAAGTGTTAACTGCCTTGGATTCAACGGAGGCCAAATGGGAATCTTTATTTGATTTAATTCAAGGATTGGATTGTATTGAATTCACGGATGAAAATCTCATTCAATTGCATACATCCGAACAATTTTATATCACTGAACAAGGAAAACTAGAATTAAATTTGATTTCGATTCAATATGGAGGCACGGGAAAACGTAATTTAAAGAACAATGCTGTTTTAATTGGACAAGGTATATCTTCCATCGATGATTCAAAACAGGCTCCCATGGGTGATTTCGTTGGAACCCATGATGAACAAACGTTAACACATAAAACCATTACCGATCCAACCAATGTCGTACATGCATCTGCGCTATTCTGCAATCAGGGCAAACATTCCCTTTCAATCATGAATTCGGATTGTCCCATTCAAGGACAAGTACTCACTGCGACATCCGCAACAACGGCAACATGGCAAACTCCAAATATAATTCCACATACATTAAATGTATACAAACCATTACAAATCAATCATGTATTACAAAATAGAACAGATGAAACCTTGTGTATTTTTATTTATCCTGGGAATTACGATGAAGATGTCATGCTGAGCAGCATTTCAATGTACGGAATGGGAAGTCCTTGTCGAGTATCAAAGATGATTCTTCAATCCGAGTGTACACTGCAAAGGCTAACATTAAAGAATGTGATTGTTGAATCCAATTGTATGAATATTACATTCGAACATTGTATCATTGATTGTTTAAAGATTGGACATGGTTCACATGTTAAAGCCTCCTTTGTAACATTCAATAAAGTTCTATGTGAGGGACATTTAAATGCATTTCATTGTAAGCTGAACGATCTTGAAATCCATGGAACGGGATCGGAATCTCATTTTTATGATTATGCATCGGTTGAATTGAATCATTCATCGAGTGAATTGTTGTATTTAAATGAAAGATCAAGGTGTACGCTCAATCAAAGTCGCGTGGCGCCACCCATTTCATGCATAAATTCTCCCTTTCCAAATCATGCAAATCGTTTCAGTGCTGTGGATGGATTCTATAAAGTTTCTTTCATTGGCGATATTCCTGATTACAATGAAAATATTCAATTGGATGTTCAAGCGGATCTTAAAGTCTTATTATACGATTACACCGACGTCACTGATGCATGTATTTCAAAGATAGAAGAACATAATTATGCATATTTATGTATGCGTGAGAAACACACTATACCTGAATTGACTCGCCATTTAATCACAGATCATGATGATCCGATTCAAAATGGAATCTATGATCATGAAGGAAATCGAACAAATGATTTTCCAAAGGGTCTCTCTATACTTCCACAACATACCTATTTTGAATGTTCGGATCCGTTTCAATGCTATCGCTTAAAGGGGGAACATCGAATTGAAGTGGGACGCGATCCGTTGTATTTTCAATCGGAAACCATTCCACCACAACAACATAAAATATACATCGGACATCGATTTCCATTCCACGAACTGATATTGAATGACGAACGAATTCATGATTCAATTGAATTTTGGAATGGTGTTGCATGGGAAGAAGCGAATGACATTGCAAGTATTCAAACATGGTCTCCTTTAACGCTTGCAAAACATCATTGTTATTGGATTCGAATTCAATATGATCGAGTCATCACGTATGTAACGGTCCGACTGAACTGAACGCGTTATGAAACGGTCCAAGTCAACACAAAGGGATCACTGATTCCAAAATCGTTTCCGCATCGTAGAATTAAATCATAGGAACCAATGGGTGTTCCCGCGCCGCCTTGAAGAATGGGTCCATTTCCAATGGTTGTAATTCCTGTTCCATCATCATCTTGAACAAAATAACTTAGATAATCCGTATCGGCAGTGATTGCATAATTAATATTGTTTCCGACAGCACTTGCAGTTACATTGGCTGAAGTAATCGTGGGTGTAATGATTTGAGTTTGTTTTAATTCCTGTTCCCATAAATTGGTGTTTCCATCAAAGGTGAGTGAATAACCTGGAATTGGGGGTGTCACATCCACATCGAGTAAACTTTGAAGTGTGTTTGCAACACCAGAAAAGGTATTGATCCAAAGTCCATTTTCGTAGGTTAATACTTGACCATTTTGTGGATTTGTAATGTCAACATCGCTTAAATTCTCCAAGGTAAGAATTAAATCAGCGTCAATCCAAGAACATTTTCCAGATTCATTGGATGCAATACATAAAAAACCTGTAACATCGATATTTTCAGGAAGAAGATACAAACCTCCATTTTCATTGGTTAAATCGTTGAATTCCGGTACAACTAAACTGTTAAGAATTTGTACATTTTGAAACTTTTCACTGACGCTGGTCGACATTATTTTATTGGTATTAAAATAAAATAATATCCGTAGATGAAACAATTTTTCTTTGCATTTTTAATTTTTGTCATTCTGTTATTGTTTTGTTTGTGTGTGTTTTTTGTAACGTGTGAATCAAAGATGATACCTTGGTTGAAACCTTTATCAAAGCTTCCATTGGACAATCGATATACAAAGATTGATCCATCCAAGGTGATCATATTTATGGTGGTCACGCCTGAAATATTAAATTATGCACAATCGAGTATTGCCAATAATGAAAAGTATTGTCAACGCTTTGGATATGCTTTTCGAGTGGTAGATTCGAATTTAACACCCGATCTTCCGATTCATTTCTCGAAATTGCAAGCCACGTTGAATTTTTTAAAGCAGGGATATGATTATGTTGTTCATTTGGATGCGGATGCAATCATTGTGAATTCCTATTATCCGATTACACATCTGATTGCCTATTATATGTATAATAATGTGTCCTCTTTTATTGCGGGAGAAGATTGTTATGATAAAACCATTTGTTCCAAACCAGGACGAATTAATTCGGGTGTGTACATTGTCAAAAATGATGCCCCTGGAAAAGCAATCATTCAAAAATGGCTAAGTGCTGCTCGTGGATCGTGCAAAAAATATGTCAATCAATTTCCAAATTGTCAATTGGTATTTTATCATTGTGTTCGATATTCTTATTTATCGATGTTCATTTTACTCGTCCCCTATAACGTATTAAATGGCAAAGACGGGCTCTTCATTCAACATTTCATGCAGCACACCAATCAAGAACGATCCGATGCCTTTAAACAACATTTAGAAACAGATCTCGATTATCAAAATGGAAATCAACGGGTTCACGTGTTTTAATAAAAATAATCTTGGAATATTGTATATTGAATCAAAATGAGAATACGCTTCTACCATATTCCTAAATCGGGTGGCACTGCTATTTATCAAATGACCAAACATTGGCCGAATTTCAAACGAGCACATCCAAACAAAAATCATGTACATGTATACAAATATCCGCCCCATCCAAATGAAATTGGAATGATTGTCATTCGACATCCTTATTCGAGATTCGTGAGTGCCTTTTATCACATGGTTGATGCATGTCATGATCAATTCTTTTATCGTCATGCTGAAAAAAGTGATTGTGAAGATTTAAATCGAATGGGCATTGATATGTCTGTCTTTCAAAACGATCCAAATCATTTTCTGTTTGCATTAAAACACAACCATCATCCCTATCATCAATGGGCCTATCAAGTCTTTCATAATTTTAGCATATTCAAATCTCAATTTTATTGGGCGGGTGATATCTTTGGATTTACAATTCATCCTGGAATTAAAATGATTCTTCGACAAGAAAACCTACGTCATGATTTCGATGTTCTTGCTGAAAAATTGGGACATCGTGCAATGTGGCCCGTGGGAAATGAATCCAATCAACGAATCACACAAGATGTCATGCCATTAAATGAACAATCCAAACAGGATTTAAATGAATTGTACAAAGATGATTTTAAACATTTTAAATTTTAATTCGAATCGTTATTTTTTCGCAACTTTCACCCAGCGTTTGCTCTTCCCTGATTTAATCACACGATACATATTTCGATCTTTATCTCTGCCTCGTTTACGCGTTCCAATTTTATACAGGGTCGCCGATTGAATGGGCCCCTTTCGATTGGGACTTCGAACATAGCGATTGTATTTGTGAAATCGATCCGATTTTGCTTTGGCGGCCGACACCCATGTTTTCACTTTGCGTCCATTGCGTTTAACTGATTTAACGACATACATTCGGCCATTGGCGCCTTTTCGTCGGGTATTCAATTTTAAATTCTTGGCCGATTCCTTCGGTTTGCCTGATGATTTCTTTTTGGTCTGCTGGGGCTTCTTTTTTCCAAACAGCGAACCAAAATTAAATAATCCAAATCCAAATAAACTACTCATATTTGTACACGTTTAACGAATACAAATAAAATTACTTTATCGGAAATTAGAATCAATATACTTACCGTCCTACTTACCGTCCTATTCCATCACATTCGATTTAATTACTGGGTGGAACGTATTGCTTCTTCAACTTTAGTTTCTTCTTGGAAGCCGTTGGTGCAGGTGCTGCAGCGGTTGCGGATGCTGTTTTGGTGGCTTCCACCACAACGGGTTTGGTGTTCTTTGATTTAAAATGATGTTTGATGTACTTTTGCATGTTGATAAATGTCAAATCTTCATTGACGTCATTTAATAGCGTATGCAATTTCTTTCCTTGTGCAGAAGTCAAAAGAATGTTTTTCTTCTGTTCCTTGTCTTGAAGTTTATGATGCTGCACATATTTAGTGAGCAATCGAGTGACATCGGTTCGTGCAATCAGATTTTCCCAATCTTCCTTGGTTTTAAACTGTGTGATGTGTTCAAGGAGTTCCTTGTTCTTTTTACGATCCAGTTCATTCTTTTCCAAAACCTTGGGGCTGCTGTTTTCAGCATCAACAATGGGTGTTTCCAAAACCTTGACTAAATTGTCCTTGATAAAAACAGAGAGGTCCTTTGAGATTGGAATTGGAATTGCAAATCCGTTGGGTGTCGTACTGACCCGAGTTGTTTTTTGCGTGGTCTTTTTGGAGCTCTTCTTTAATTGCTGTTCCATCTTTTTGACGTCGGCCTTCATTTGTTTTAATTCAGTTAGAATTGGGCGAAACTGTTTGAGCAATTCTTGAAGTTGGTTTAGACCATTGTCCAATTTTTCAGACAAGGAATTTAATTGTTCAACATCGGTTTCGACTTTGATTTCGGACATGATATAATGGAACTTATATTGTACCCTACAATTATTTTTTTGGGAATTCTAACGCACACCATCGTTCAAACGGTTAAAAAAAAAACTCAAGATACATTATCTCCAAAAGAACGGGACAGCAAAAACAAACATGGCACATCAAATTATCTTGTATTCCAACCTCGATGTCAGTAAAATTGTAATGCAGGAAAACGTTCTTCAGGACAATACGAAAAAAAGTATTGTGAAAACGTACCGGATTCTGTATCAAAAGGATGATCATTCCGAGGCGCTTCCGTTTGCGATTCAAACACCCAAGATGCAAACACCCTTTGGAATTTCAGATAATAATGAGTATGCAAATGGAGCACCATTAAAATATTCGTTGTTGACGAGTTTTAAGGGCGAGGAGTACAATGAAAAACTAAAAGTCTTTCGAAGCAAAATCAATGCATTGGAGGATCGAGTGATTCAATTGTTTCTGGAGCAGGTCGATTTAAAATTGTTGAAATTAAATGACGAAAACAGAACCGTTGAATTCGTTCGAGAAAACAAGTTTTATTCTTCGATTAAAGAAGGCTCAGAGAAAGATGGCAAGGTGTTTCCTGATTTATTTAAAAGCAGTATCTCGTGGGACTATGAAACAGAAAAACCTAGATCTTATATTGAATTCTACGATTCAAAACGAGAAAAGCAGCCCTATACGGAACTTCAGAAAAATGCAGATGTAATTCTATTGGTCAACGTCATGGCCTTTTTTATCGCCAATAAAACGCCAATGTTAGGAATGACAACCAAAATGCGACAAGCACAGTTCTTCAACCCTCAAAAATTAGGTGGTTTTCAAATCAAGAATGAAGGATCAGACGATTCCGAAGACGAACAATCCGAAGAAGAAGACGCAACAGACATCATCGACGAAGACGACATTGATCAAATGTCAGAATAGAATAGAATAGAATATTCGTTCAAACCTAATTATTAAAAAAATATTTTTGAATAACAAAAATAAATGTATTCCATTTCAATTCAATCCAATGATGCAAGTTATCCACATAAACTACTTCATGGAATTGAATTTGAAATTATCGATCCTAACACTTCAACAATGAACAACAATAGTCGAAGAAGAGGATATTCCTACCCCATTATTTCAACCCTTCAACAAGATTATTCCAATATTAATATAGAAATATCACAACATAATCATATTAGTAATATTCCATACATAAATCAAGTCCGCCAATGGTCTGCACGACAAGCATCAAGACCAGGCCCCATACGAACACAACCTTCCGAACGAAACAATGCCACTGCAGAAAACATGGAAGAACAAAATTTCATATCCTTTTCACCACGATCATCATCGTTGGATGATTTGTTTGAAACTATTTTTCGGCGACTTCGGGCGTCGCAGACTGCTGGCGAATCGTCCGATGCTCGAAGAATTACACGCGCTATGATTCGTGAACAATTGGGTGCTTATCGAAAAGTGTCTGCAATACATGAACTGATTCAAAATGATCATGAATGTTCTGTGTGTCAATCTGCCTATCAGGTGAATCAATGTTATCGAACATTAAGCTGCAATCATGTATTTCATAAATCTTGTATTGATCGATGGCTTTTATCCGGAAAAACAACCTGCCCCATGTGCAGAACAGAAGTGATCAGAATTTAACCACTGGGGTACGCTCTTCAATCTGATGAATGATTTCTTCTGGGTTTTCCACTTCGTCGGTTGGATCGCCCGCTTCGCTGCTATTTAACCAATGAAATGTTTTTTCGAGTTCCCGTTCTTCGAATACTTTAAACGGACGTTGAGCTTTGTATAACGTAAATACAAATTGAATCATAAGTTTAATGCCGGGATCCTTGACCATAATTGCAGTACGATCCATCCACCGTTCAGTGAGTTCCTTGATTTTAATCAACCAATTTCCCATAATTTTCAAATATTGAAATGAAATCATATTTGCTTTGCGCACATCAAAAAATAACTTGTAACGCTGTTCATGTTGCATAGCCAAGACATAAATGTTTTTCCAGGCATTTAAGAAATCATGCAGTTCGTCTTCACTTTGTGGACCTCCTTCGATGGTTAATACAATGATTGGAAAATTTTTTGTCTCAAAATAATAAAACATATCCCATATTTAATAGAAGTCAGAAAAAGAGTGAAGGCTACGACGCATAATAATTGGATAACAATGAATTATTCTTAGAATCTTCTTCAAAGTTATCCAATGAGATATCCATGGAAGGTGCATCCTCATTTTGATCGGCGACCATTGAATCATTATCCGTATCGTCTTCAAAGAATTCTTTGCCCAAGCCATAATTTAACTTTAAAAAATCTCTCATTTGTTTCCTTTTAAATTGCATCAAGTCCATCAAATCTATATTCTTTGTTAAAAGAAAGAAATTAAAATGGCATTTTGGATCGAAGACAATCGAATTATTATTTCATTCTTGTTTACATTGGGTGGAGTTTTATTCTTCTTTTTATTCTTTGATTCGCACTATAAAGAATTAGCAAAGTTCAAAGACCAAAATCAAAATGCTGTCTCGGCTTAAATCGCTTTAATCCCGGTGATTTTTTCTTGATTTTGATCTTCCTTGCAATACTCACCATCACCTTGGCTAAATGTTCTTCCGGTATGATTCCTTTAATGTTTTCTACATACAATGAGGGTACAAATTCAATCTCATTCACCCGCCACGGCTTTTTAAATTGACGATCGCATGCAATATCAATGCGTGTTAACAACTTTGGAAATTTCTTTTTGTTAAACATAATCGGAGGAAGTTTATGAAACACTTTTTTTGCATACTGCTTTAACTGCTTTAAAAACGGAACCGTTAGCGTCCCCCTTTCTTGTTTAGGAAACGAAACATTCTTATTCGTTGTAATCACCGAATACACATACTTGCCATTAATAAAATACATTCGAATTTCAGGATTCTTTTTATCAAACCCTTCAATGTACTCTTGAAATAAAATTCCAGGGTATTTTTGTTTAAATAGTTTTTGCATGTACCGTTTTAATTGCGTTAAGATCGTTTCTTTTGTTTTTCCAAACTTGAAAAATCCCTTACTTTCCTGTCCAAATAAAGGCTTGGCAATAAACCGATTCCATTTCTTCTTTTGAACATGTTGGTATATTTCTTGCGCAAGTTTTTCCTTGTTTGAATGCGATTGATATTTCTTCGACGTTAAACCAAATGAGGAAATCACATTCACCTTTTTCCGAGCCAAATCGGATATATACTTTGATTTATCATTCACATACACTTGATACTTATACGGAGGGTATATGTTTTTTGCTTTCTTTAAGGCCTTGTGCATGCGTCCAAATAAATTTTTGTGATTATGAAAGGCCTCCAATAAATCGTAAATTAAAAAAAAGTTGATCGTGTTTTTCTTTAAGCGCTCCGATGTGATCTCCTTTGGAAGAATAAAATCCACTTCAATCCCCTTATAATTTTGTAAAATATATAATCCAATGCTTACATCGGCGGCACAACACCATTTGCCATATCGTCTCACAAAATATCGATTGTTTTTCAATTCTTTCGGAATGTTCTGTAACCAAGGACGGTGACCCGATGAATATTTACACAATTCATCCTTTTTCGCCTCAGATTGAGGAGAGGTTAGCACCAATCCTATTCTTATCTTTGAAGACGACATTCTTTAGATTTTTTTTAATTGTCTTTATTAATAAGTAACATTTTATTTAAACACATGACCTTTGATCACGGTTTTAAAATTAAAGTATTTTTGGGAGGGCTTATTATAGTTGGTTTATTATTTGCCCTGTTCTACTTGGTCAAAGTCCGAAACGATGGCGACGGCATGGCTGATCCATTTATGAACATAGAATATCCCAAAGCCGATGCGGCAGAATCTTCATTGAATTTTAAAACCTATCAGCGCGAATGCAAACATGGATTGGTGAAATGCAAAGCAGGGGACCTCACCTATTGTTCAAAGAATGTAGATTGTAAATTACCAACCTTTAACGTTAGGGGGACTCGAATGAAAGAACCTCTGTCATGGTTTGATCGATTTGCTTAATGTATACTATCATCAACACGACCATACAACACAAGACTGGATCAAGCCATTCCTTTTCCGCTTGACATTGTTCTCGACTGAAAAAATCACGCGCCGCAAAAAAAGAACACAAGGTACACAATTGTAAACACAACACCAAAAGCGTGTACTTATAAATAAAATACAATACTGTACAGATGATACAAATACATACACTCATACACATACAGGTTAAAAAAAATATATTTCGACGGTAATTTTCGATCGTCATTTCATTTAAATCCAATTTTGAATAAAAGACGATCGAATAAATACTCAAGACACAATTCAACATTAAATATAGAATCGAAAGAGAAATTGAAAGCATTTTCGTTTTCTTTTTTGTTTGTTTTCATAAAAGAATGAACGAGAATAATAATTGCATTCAATACGAAAATGATTCCGAACCTTGGCCTTGTGTTCCCATTCAATATCCGAAATTCAATGCCACAGACTTTAATATTCAAGACTTTCAAAACTTGATTCAAGAAAACTTTGCACAGTACCAATCCACGATTCAACAGGCCGAATCAACCGAATCCGAAAAATTACAATCTCAACAAAAATTTGTACCACGGTTCGCCGATCTGCATAATAATTTTGGAAATTTACTCGTCTATCACGAATTGGGCAGTGGGAAAACATGTACAAGTATTATCGTCGGAGAAGCCTATCGAGCATTCTATCATTACAAAAATAAATATAAAATTGTGGTCGTGACTCCGGTCGCAACACAGAATGACTACAAGAATGAAATTTTTGGATGGTGCGTGAACAAAAATATTGAATTTAATGGTTCGCGAAGGGACTATGATCCGTCGAGTCATAAATTTGGCGCACAGGATGACGATGACCTAAGAAGAGCCAAGCAAGAAAAAATGAAGAGTCTTCAACGACAAGCATTAAAACGAAGAGAAGCACAGAAATTTCTAAAAATTATGAAACAATGGGATATACTGTCTCACGCAAAATTTATTCAAGACCTCTTTCAATTTGATAAACCCTACCTTGAACAATTTTCAAAAGGACGATGTTTATTGATTATCGACGAAGCACATAATTTAGTCTCCGAGTTTGGTAAAAACTATGTTCGATTGAAAACTTTTTTGAATTGCCTCAGTCATCCATTGAATCGAATCATTTTATTATCCGCAACGCCCATTTACGATAAACCGTTTGAAATTGGACTTACATTGAATCTATTAAATCCTCGACAATTCTTTCCCAAAACTCAAAAAGAATTCGATAAAAAGTTTATTGAACAAGACAACAGTGTCCTCTTTAAATGGATGTGTGCAGGGTATGTCAGTTACTTCAGCGGCGCACATCCTAAATATTTCCCTCGACAAAAAATTATATTTTTGTATCACGAAATGAATACAGAACAAGCGGAAGAATATCAAGTTATCTTTCAACAAGAACAACAAACAGCCTTTCAACAACAACGAAACCAACGCCAAGAAGACATTAATCCAAGCTTTTTTATTAAATCAAGACAAAAGGCAAACATATCCTTTCCATACAAGGACTTAAAACAAACTCTTGAGGGCAAAAGAGAATTAAGCCAAACAGACAAAATTAATTGGATTAAAACAAGTTATAGCACGAAATTCGGGGCCGTCATGGAATTGTTAGTAAAACAAAAAGGAAAAATCGTTATTTTTTCCGATATGCTCGAAAGTGGAATCGATGCATTTTCAAAATTGTTACACTTTGCTGGATTTAAACGAAGAGAATACTTTGTGTGGACGGGTCAGACCAATAAGGATAAGATCCTTGAATTCAAACAAAAATTCGACAATCCCAGTAACGACAACGGAGAAAAAATTCAAATTGTACTCGGAACCGTCACCATTATGGAGGGTGTAAGTTTTAAAAATGTACATCATGTACATATCTTAAATCCTTGGTGGAATTTATCTCGAATAAACCAGGTGATTGCACGGGCCGTTCGATTTAAAAGTCATACGTCATTGCCCGATGGGGAACAATATGTAAACATTTATCAACATTTTTCCGTTTTGCCAAACACAGAAAGCATCGATATCAAGTTATTAAATAAATCCCGTAAAAAACATCTTGTCAACCATCGATTTCAACGCTATTTAAAAGAAAGTGCAGTGGACTGCCAATTAAACGCGGCCATCAACTTGGTTCGATTCGTACAGGTTGTCGATCGAAATGATCAAGGTCTCTATGAAACCTATACATTGAATACATCCAATGATGAACGAACCAATGTTCAACCCATACCGGGCGATTTGAATCAATACATTTTAACACCACCCGTGGAAGATTTCATCGTTCAAGCAGAAGCCATTGAATGTAATGTACAACAACCAAATCAAATCGTTCCAACAAAGTATACACGAAAAATTCAAATGCTAAAACAATGCATTCGACGAATGTTTCAAAAAGCGGTTTCCATGCATCGATTAGAGGTGGGGGGACCAAGATCACTTGATGTTATCATGAGAGATATATTGATTCAATATGCTGCAGATGTCATGGACAAATTACCCAGTGCCGTCCAAAAAAAGGCAGATGAAACAAAACAATTGAATGCATTTGAGTTATTGGATGACTTTCTTAAAACAAAAACGATTACACTCGATGAAACCACGGCATTGATAAAATACATCAACAATCCAGATGAGGCGCCAGAGAAAGATTTGAAAGGTTTAATCGAAGAATTTGAGGAATTCAAATTGAACGCTCAAATGAGTCAACAAGAAGCGGCCATTGAAGAGGAAGACGAAGAACCCATTCATGAAGATCCCAAAGCAGCGAATCCAAATATCTGTCCAGTATGTAACCAAGACAATCTCATCAATCATGGAAATCAACGGTTATGTTTAAATACAGAATGTAATTTTCAAGAACAATTAAACATTGGACGACAACAGCAATTTCAAGCAGCATCCGAAAGGAAGTTTCATGAAGTCTTTTTGAATGCACTTGAAAAAATTTTAGCAGAGGAACATTTAGACATTCACATATTCAAATCTGACATTCAATCAAAGATTAGAATTGATCGTTTAACCAAAGAAAATTATAAAAATATTTTAATTCATTCGATTCTAAGAAAAATAATAGATCCGGATGTAAAACGAAGGATTGCAATTCAATACATGACCCGATTTAATTTAACCCTCAGTAAAAAAACATTGGACGCTATATTAAAAGCTTCATTATAAAAATATTTTCGTATGGTAAATGTCAACCGATAATATCAATACATTGAAAAAGTGGCGAAAAGTGAATCAAGTTACTTATGGATGTTATAAGTATTTTTTGGCAATGTCTGTGATTAGTTTAATCTCTTCACTTGTCACTACAGTACTAAAGATTTTATATTTATGGGATGATCCAATGCAACCCCCAAGAGGCGTTAAACGATCTCTGTTTATCACCCGAGACGAAGCTGTTGAACATTTAAAAAAATGTATCAAAGAATTGAATTCAAAATCCAAACGAAAGAGTTCTGTGTCTGCATTTTCTGTATTTCAAGCGAATCCAGATTCGTTGATTCAAAATATAAGCGGAGTGATTCTTATGTTTGTTTGGTATAATGCGTTTCCAATCTTCTTTACTGCAATCTTTTCTTGGCTTGTGGGTTCACAAAAGGGATTGAATGAAGAAATCGATGCATACATTCAAAGAGATTTAATTACAACACCTGAATTTGAAGCATTAGAGAAAAAACAATGTAAAATTTCAAGACATGCTACCAATTGGGCAATCACTTTACTAATCGTTTGGTGTCTTGTTCTAGCGATTCCAGTATTATCCATTGTATTTGGTTATTATTTTGAACGCAATGAAGTATCAAATTTTGGATTTTCTGCATCGCTTGATGATTTGGGTGGATTTGAAGAGATTGATCTTGACCCAAAGTCACCTTGGTGGAGAGGATTTATATTCCTTTTATTGGCTTCTCTTACACTCCTTCCGTGTATTTTACTTAGTGTTATCATTGATAAGAATAAAGAGTTAAAGAAAATGTGCGAATGATTAAAAAAAGACGCCATGAAACGCCAAAAAGACAAGAAAAACGCAATTGAATACAGAACATCGGTGACTGAATTACACAATAATAAAATGGATAAATTCGAAGAATATTACAAACAACTCCCTCAAAAAGAAGCAGAGCTGGTTAAATTAAAACAGAAGAAAAAATCCGATCCGACTAAAATCAAAGAATTAGAAGAAGAAATTGCTAAAATGAAATCACAAGAAGAAATGACCGAATATTTATTATCCATTGAACCCATTCTTCGTCAAAAAAGCCTAAGCAATCCAACCATCGATACTTCTTCATCCGAATCCGCATCGCTCCCCAAACGCGGTCCAAGTCAAAGCGTCAAAGATTTTGTCATTGAATCCTCAAATTACGAAAAGAAAGCACTTCTGAACGAATATTATTTACTCACTGCTGGAATTCATTATGATGATGAATTATCCAATTATCATAAGGATTTAATGTGTAAAGAATGCAAATGTGCATTAACACTTGATTCGCGTCATTCGGAATTAATTTGTGGGGAATGTGGTGTGAGTAATTTTTGGTTTGATGCGTTGCTTCCTCAATGGAGTGATACGACTGACGTGACCAAACAATATCGATACAAACGTCCAACCTATTTCAAAGATCATTTAAATCGATTACAGGCCAAGGAGAATGTAGTGATTTCACCCGAGTTATTAAAAGAAATTTTACTTGAATTTAAAAAGAGACGCATTAGCAGTTCAAGTCAGGTTACTGAAAAACTCATTAAAGATATTCTTCGCAATTTAAATCGAAGCGAGTATTATGATCATATTCGAAGTATCAAACGCCATTTAATTGGTGAAAAACCATTGTCGTTAACCCCTCAATTGGAAACAACGTTGGAGACCATGTTTTATAAAACACTGGAACCCTTTCAAAAGTATAAACATTTAATCAGTGGTCGAAAGAATTATTTATCCTATCCTTATGTGATTCATAAATTATTGGATATTGTTGCCAAAGACAGTCGTGATCCTAAAATAAAAGAACTTTCACAATCCTTTAAATTGCTCAAATCACAAGAAAAATTACGCGAACAAGAGAAAATTTGGGAAAAAATTTGCAATGATCTACATTGGCCCTTTATTCGATCGATATAAAGAAAAAGTATATTCTTCAAATAACAACATAGCCGCACAAAAACATGAATACCAACATCAACATCATTTTTATGGTCGACGGCACGGCTTCAATGTCTTCTTTTTTAAACGCATTAAAACGATCCATTAAAGAAATTCTTTTGACGACTGGTTTGTTAAAAGGAATTAATGTTGGCGTTTTGGTGTATCGTGATTATGATTGCGAACACTCGACCAAAACAATTCAGTGGTCTGGATGGAATCATGATTTGCTACAATTCGTACACGATCAACAACCATTTGGTGGTGGAGATTACGAGGAAGCCCAAAAAACTGCGTTGAAGAAAATTCATGAACTACTCATGGAAGATAAATGCAAAACATTGGTGATTCATTACACGGATAGTTGTCCGCATATTTTTGATGACGATACCTTGAATTATAAACTCGAAAAAAGAAAATTACATCAATTCGATTGGTATTCGATTTGCGCGCAATTCAAATCATTGCCCATCACCTTTCTTAATATTTTACCCCCCATCAAAGAAAGAAGTAAACAAATGTTAATGGTCTTGGGCGACGTCGTCAATATTGATGCTCAAAATGCGAAATCGGTTCAAACGATTACCTATACCACCATGTCTATTTTAAATACCTATTTGGGGTTGGAAGAAACAAACTTTACGATTCATTATATTGAAGAACATCAATATATTGTATTTGAACCCAAACTACTCCCCGATCATGTATTTAAATGGCGCCACGGAACATTCAACCCCATCGCAACAAATATTCCAAAATTGGACGATGCGATGAAAGACTTTAAAGAAGATGAAGCCTTCCGCACAAAAGTATATCACCTCTTTCAAGATTCAATTCATATTGATATTATTGAAGCCTTGTCCTATAATACTGTGTTGGGGTCGCTGTGGCGGCAAATTTGTACACGCATTCGAAGTGATGTCGAAGCACAACAACTGGCCATGAAAATGAGTCAGGTCATTTCCGAACTTGAACCCGAGAAGAAGAAAGAAATTCAAGATTGGTTGGAGAAATCCTATGATAATTCAGAATACATCAATGAATGTATTCATAAAATTGAAAGTCAGAAAGTCTTTGTACTGCCCAAACAAACGTTTTTGGATAAACGCGAAATGATGAACATCGTCACGTGCAAATCAAGAATGAGCGACGCGTCCAATTTAATGAAAACACTCGCCCATTTATCGATCGTTCCGAAAAATAAAACAATGGCGCATTTCATTCCGGTTGAATTGCCCAACGATAAACTCTTTTCCATGTTGGGCCATTTAATTGCACCGGGTTTGGTCTTGTCGAGGGTGCCCGCTTTTATTCTCGCAATGTATTGTGTGATTTCAGAAAACAAGTATTTAAAACCTCGTGCCGTAGAATACTTGGAAGCCAATAAGGGGTCTTGGCTTGTGTTTGACGAGGACAATCCTCAGAATTTCAGTGCGACCATGGTACGATGTTTAAATCAAATCAAATTTCTATTGACCGACGATGAAATTGAAACGTTAACGCAATTCAATCACATCATGACCTGCAGACAAAACTTAAATCGACAGCTCACATTGAATGTTCCATATAAACCCTATGAACGAAAACAATTGATGCCCGACCACACTGTAGAGTGTACTGTATGCAATCTTAAACGATCCTTTACATTGATGCATTCAAAAACGGTTTGCGGACCTTGTTCAATTGGAATGGAACTGGGAATCGATACGTGTAATATGGATTCGTTATCCTATTTATATGAATGCCGGACTTGTGCAGCACTCTACGCCGTCATTCAAACGGAGAAACTCAATGTGACACCCAAATGTCATTTCTGTCGAGCAGCTTCGTTGGTGCCATCCATTCAATGCAAGACCTGTTTGAATCGATTTGTGAACGAAGCGGGATTCTTTGACGATGATTCATTTGAATGCAAACAATGTCAAGTGAAGGTCATCGATTCAAAAGAAATTCACTTGACACTTTCTTCAATTCTTCAATCCTATCCTGAAATTTTGGAACATATTGGAATTCATAGAAAATCGGGGCCGCTGCTTACAAATCCACAAGGATCGAGTATATTTAAAATATATCGAGAGATTGTTCACATCGAACCCCACGAAACAATCCCCGATTTAACATTCAAACATAAACCAGTCTATGAACCACAAAAGGTGGTACTTGAACTTGTGGAGCAACTTCAGAAATTGGATCCCAAAGAAATGTGTATATTATGTTGCGACGAGTATCCATTGCATGAATTTATTGACGCGTGTGGTCATTGTTCGAATCGAATGTGCAAAACATGTTTTAAATCATGGTACGAAGTGAATCAGGTTGGATGTATTGTATCGGCCAGTAATTTCAATTGTCCGTTTTGCAAACAAATTCCAAAATATTCAGTGATTCGGCCCATCAATCATTTAATTGCAATGGTCACGCGAAATTTAACCATGGAACCCAATCAGTACTATGCTTGGTGTTCAAAATGCAATCAAATCAAATACTTTTGCGATCAAGAATGTGCACGCGATGTACCCGATGTAAAGAATTATATTTGTGATCCATGTCGAAGGCCACCACCGCCCCCAGAACGAATTGTCTATCGAGTCTATTGTGATCAAGACGAATATGACAGTGACGACGGTTACGACAGTTACGATGAATATCAAGAATATCAAGAAGAAAGTTACCCCTATGTGGGCGAAAAAGAATGTCCAACTTGTGGAGTGATGATTGAAAAAGCCGGTGGATGCAATCATATTTCATGTGTGTGTCGATCACATTGGTGTTGGCATTGCCAATTTGCATCCAATAGTGGTGACATTGTATATAATCATTTAAGTAGAGTACATGGTGGTTTCTTTAATCATTATTAAGTTCGCGCGCTTGAATTTATTGTTTTTTAATCACACAAAATATAAACATGTTTAAAAATTTATTAATTGACGATGAATCGTTTCATAGATTGACTTCAAAGTATGAAACAATTCAAAACAGACTCGTTGAAATTCAACTTGAAAAAGATAAAATCAAAAAAGAAATGCAATCAATTTTTAATGATTGTGTGAATTTTAATTCTGAACATAAAGAACTAATTATAAAAAGCATAGAGAATGAATTTTATGATATGGACAAAGGATTTTGGGAGATAACGTTTGACGACTTTTTAAAACGTAATATAGATTTAGAGTTATTTAGAACAATTAGACATCTACAATATAAATATGATAAGTTAGCAAAAGAAGCAATTCATATTGAACAATCTTTTGAAAATATAAAATTTACATGGAATACATTCATTCAATCCATTGACTCATATTTCAATCTTGCGCTTAAATCGCCCAATAAAAATAATGACGAATCATAAAAATAACATGAAGGGTGTTTTAAACAAAGACAAGAAAGCGGAAGCGAAAGCGGAAGCGAAAGCGGAAGCGAAAGCGGAAGCGGAAGCGAAAGCGGAAGCGAAAGCGGAAGCGAAAGCGGAAGCGGATGCGCAAGCGGAATTGGCAAGAATAATCTTGGAAAAACCAATTCAACCACCCAATCATTTTGATCCAATGGACGATTTAAGCAAAGAAGAAGAACATGAATGTATCAAAATGGCATTGGATGAATTAAAAGAGGAACACGATAAAGTACTTTCGTTGGCGAAAAGTGATACAAAGGTTCCATTTCAAGAATTTTGTGTGGCATCCTTTGTCGGGGAAACACTTCGCCAAAAAACATCCGAAATGGGCATTAAAATATGGGGTGCTTTTGAATCCTTGGAAGTTGCACAAGATTATGCTAAAATGTTAAATAGTTTTGAAGAAAATAAATATTTCGATATCTATGTCATGGAAATGTACAATTGGGTCCTGATTCCACCCAATCCAGATTGTATGGAGAATCAAGAACATCATGATAAACGATTGGATCATTTAATTCGATCGCACAAAGCACAAAAAATGAAAATCAAACAAATCTTCGATCATCGAAAACGAAAATTAATCGAAAATCAAGATATTAATGCATACAAACATACGTTGGAATCTTCTTCGCCTTGGTTTGAAAAAGATAAAATCTACAACAAAGACGAAATGAAAAAGATCTATCCGCCCGAAAAGTTACCCAAACTTGAATTCGAAGCCATTCCGGAAGAAGAAGAATTGAATTAAAATAATTTATATTTAAGATAAGAAATACTGAATCGGCTCGCACCCTTCATCATCTCATATCGATTATGTTGAATGGTGTATTCTATTCTTGAAATATAAACATGATCTGATGCGATACGGTCCATTTCTATACTCTGTTTAAAAAAACAATCTAGACTCAACGGAAATGTAAATGTGAGCCGATGTTTCAGTAGAAATTCAATAAACCTCACTCGATTATAATGTATACAACGACTGCAAATATCGCTATCTTTATGATCGTAATTGGCAAATAGGTGCTTGTTTTGATTCAAATAGTCTTTAAAGGCTTTGAGATTATTCTTTTGAATACAATCACGATAATAAATCTCCGGCAGTGCGGCATACACTGTTTGCAAATGTTGCCCGATTTACAACAAGTTTGGGATTCAAATTCAAGATACTCTTCAAAGCAGACATTACACTCCATGGTGCATTTTAATTACATGTTAATAATTATTTAAAGCGTTTCGTCGAGCGGTCAGAAATTGTTCCATGCCCATTTGTTTATTTTGTTGATTTCGTTTATGGATTGCATCGTTGGACCATATTTTTTCAATGACCTTTTTACATGATTTGGAGACTTTGTTGTTATCGTCCAATGGATAAGGATTTCCATGTGAATCGACGACAATCACACTAAATAATGTATAAATGACTTCGACCACTTGTTTGTTTAAATAGTACAATGTATCGATTTTAATATTATGTTCTTGTATATACAATGGATCTTCAATTCGTTCATGTGTTTTGGCATGTTTGTTTGGTGTTTCAATGTATACATATTGAACGCGATCGCCGTTTTTAGGTGCGTTCATTGGATCTCGTTCTTGCATTCGTTGTGCAAGGTACCAATGTGCAGGTTTGGTTAATTTTTGTCCATTTTTATTGGTTTCATTATAATTCGATCGTAGTTTTTTTGAAATCATCAGCTCGGAGATGGGCACCTTTCCTTGCAATAGCGATTGAATCATCTGTTGGGTGACTTGTTTGGCTTTTTCTACATTTTGATCCAATAATAAACGATCCAATATTTCATTGCCCATTTTTCGAACATAAGGACAGTAGTCTCGTTTCACCAATTGAAGACCCTTTACATCTTTTCCTTTATTTTCCAATCCATGACTGCTTGGTTCGTATACCAAGGATGCATATCGTTTCTTTGAATACAATATCAGGGGATTCATTATTTTTTCATATTCTAAGATAATGGGTTTGGGAAAGGTTTCGGTGATTCGATTGGCACATTCCAATGCATATTTCGAAACCTTTTCCAAACGTTCTTCTTGGGTTAAATGGTTGTCCGACTCAGGAAGAATGAATTTTGTATAAATTGAATCCGTGTTCTTTACAATCATACAACCCAAACCACATTGAAATGTTCCATCCTCGGTTTCAATATCATATACATATTCTGATTCGGGTTGAATCTCTTCAATGCAAACGACGACATCGTTGGCAATGGTTTCATGAAAGGATTGTGTGTCGCAATGCCAATATTTACGATCTGTTCGAGACAACGATAGATATTTATCTTGCGCCAATGAGACATCCATGATCATGATTTCTTTTTATAATTTAATTTAATGTTGTTTTTCTATAAAGATGCAATGGACGATGAAATATTGTACAACAAAAATATTTTTGAAACCTCGAAAAATCGACACAAATCCAATTTTCTTAAAACGGCCAAAGCGATTTTGAGTAATCGAACCACAAAAAATAGACGATTTCGATTATCGCAATTGGAATGGATACGTTTACAAAATCATGGTAAATTGATTCATATTTCTGCCTTTTTTGATCTCCTTGATCGAATCCAAGAATCACGGACGGTCACTTCAATGATCTCCAATGTGTTTAAAAAAAGAGACCTAGAAGACTTTCCACAACGCTTGAATGAAAAGCTTCAAAGACCGATTCAAGAAGAACTGATCCAATCCGCACCAAGACCCAATATGGATCAAACAAAACAGAGTTTAAATGGATTCATGGAATTTTTGAATGAGCAATGTCCGTTGTTTACATTGAAGGAATCAAAGAGGGTGCTTGCTCGAATTAAACAAAACTATCGAACCTTTCAAAATAAAGGACTTCGAGTCAAACTCATCAATCATCAATTTATGTATGATATTTTATATTGTGCTTTGGTTGAGTTTCTTTCCTTTAAATACATTAAAATATCGTTTCTGGTCTTTACACATGAATTATTTGATTTTAATATCAATCAATTTTTGGAGGAATGTATTCATTACAAATCAAAAAGAAAACCATTTAAACCCAACTATGAAATTCAGCGATATAATCCTTCAACTGAAATTCAAAAAGAAGAACATATAATCGCCCACTATAAAGAAGCATTTAAACATATATTCGATCGTTATTTTAAATTCAAAGATAAAGTTCAAAAAGAAGAATACAGAAAACACATTCGAACACGCATTAAAAAATTAATCGATGAGAAAAAATTACATCCAAATCAAATCAGGGAAATATTAGAACAATATAAAATCATTCAAAGAAAAAGTGATGGTTCAAAGAAAATCATTCGATTAAAACCAGAGATAATTAACTCTCTCGTTTCGTAATGCATTAAAAAAATAAATTAAACAGATAAAAAAATGTTTGGATATATTTTCTTTGTTGGTACATTGGTCTATTTATACGCCAAGAATAAATCCATTGAAATGGAACATAAGGTTATGTGTTTGGTCCGATACAATAAAGTCTCTCAATTCAAAGCATTGATTCAACATTGTTATTTCTTTGAATTTCTGTGCATGGCTCACATATTAAACGAAGAACAGATTTTAATGACGGCCATTCGATTTGGAAGTTTTGAAATGTTGGAATATTTGGTACAAGAACTTTTATTGGATTATCATAAGCAATCCTTGTTGCAATTCGAACAAGCGATCTTCATGGCGATGCATAGTCACAACAAGGAAATTTTAAAGTTTCTTTTGTATGATTGTCCAATTGAATATCGTACATCGGAGACCTTTCAACGGTGTATCCGTGAACAGTTGTTTACCGATATAAAAAGAAATTCAAAAGAAAACTAAACACAAAAATGAATCTACTAGCCTTGTTATCGGAACAAAGTGAGACGCTTCGTCGTCAACTTGAGCATCTGGAACCCATTAAATCGCACGAAAAGACATTAAAACGCATCATTGGAACGGATAAACGAATCATCTTAAAGTGTCTCAAAAAAACCTTTTATCCATATACAAAAAAACATTTCAACATCACCAAAATATTGTGGAATGAACTCTATAATGTTGATGTTGAATTATTCAAAGAACTGCTTTTAACACGAAGTTTTCAAGACTATATCATTGCAATCATCATGGATGATAATCTGTATTTGTATCAAGCCATTTATGAATTGGATATATTGGATCAGGATACAATTCGTCATCATTTTTTATTGATTACTTCGAATGATCGTAAATTATTGTTTCAATATTTATGTTCAAGTCCTGTGGTTTCACACGAGCCTCATATATCGGATTATATCGATACGGTATTTAAACATAATAGTCAATTGATTCTAACGTATATCATTTACCATTTTGATCGGTTTCATGAAACCTTTAATTGGTTTTACTCGGAACTTTTAATTGAATCGTTGGTTCGAGATAATGATACAGTCAATTTAAAATTGTTATTCGACAATGTGAAAATGGATTTAAGTTTTTGTATTTCGGAATGTATTGTTCAGAAATCATTCGATGCATTTGAATTATGTTTGCAAGAAGATATTCTTCCCAAAAGTAATTATTATTTGATCTGCCACACCTTGGAACGCTATTATGTCAATCATCAGATCTGTGAAATGATTCATCGATTAAAACGATTTACCAAGCACAAGCGACATTTATTATTATTGGAGCAATCAAGCATAAAGATCTTCTTTAAGAGCACAAACAAAAAACGAATGTATTTATTAAAGTATAGACTTGTTCCGAAATCGATTTTGGAAACGATTTCAAGTCGAAATCAACGATTCTATAAAAGTATGTGTGATTATGGCCAGGATGAATTATTGGAAACCTTGGTTGAAATGAACATTAATGTGCAGTTTTCTTATGTGGTTCAATATATTTTACCCTTTATTTGTTCAATTGGAAATGTATTTTTGTTTCGATATTTTTACAAAAAGTGTACCCCTCATATCTTTCAACGAAAGTATGCTCACTTTCGAAATGATTGTATGTTTAACGCCTTTATGAATAAACATGAAATTTTCATTGTAGAATGTTTGTTTGATGTATTTTCACACAACATTAAATTGTATTATGCGCCAGAGATTAAACGAATTCTTCCATTGTATTCTTCGGAGAATACCTTTCCGAACACTAATTTATTGATTTTATCGGCGCAGCACAACATGCATCTTTTATTTGAAAAAATATACGAAGCGGGCATTATCGATGTGTGTGAATATGATTGTTTGGTGATGAAATATGTATGCAGTTACGAGAACCGCGATTTAATGGAACTCTGTTTATCCAACGAAGTGGTCCAAGAAGGATACGAATATTGGATCAAACTTGTTTTGGCGGAATTATTGGAATTGAAATCAGATTCATCGGCGGACTCGCGCGAAATAAAATATTACGAAGAACAATTGAATTATTTTTATAGCTATATCATTGATCCTCGTCCCAACGCAGCAGTTCGGCACGATAGTGTCAGCGCGGCAGTTCGGCACGATTGTTCAATTTGTATGAATGCGCTTTCGAATATAATCTTTCAATGCAACCAATGCAAACAAAGTACGCACTTTGAATGTATGCTCAAGTGGTTCATTCAACAGGATCAAAATAACCAGGACGATCTATTCATGATTCGAGATGATACTATATTTGGAACCTGTCCAAGTTGTCGAGCACCACATTATCTGTTTTATACGCATCGTTGTCTTTGCATTTGTTCTTGTGTAGAACAGGAAGATCGTGAGGCGTGTTGTTGTGAATGTCCATGTGATTGTGAATGTTGTGAACATCGAGCACCACCACCTGAACATAATTATACGATTACGAGTATAAATATTCAATAATTTAATCTCATCATCCTTCAAAAAATCATTCATGGAAGAGTTGAAATTAAAACGATTCAACCCCAAGGTCATTGAGAAAAAACGAATCGATCCCAATCAAGGGCCGCCAACGATTCTATTGATTGGTTCAAAGCGAACGGGTAAAACGACGTTAATGCACGATCTGGTATATTATTGTCGAAGGATTCCCTACGGCATGATCATCACAGGCTCGGAGAGTTCGGCAGAAGATTTTTCAAAGTTTTTTCCAAAGTTGTGTATCTTTACAAAATTGGACAAATCGATGAATGAACGATTGGAGAGTATTATCAAACAACAGCAAAAATACCGAAAAGAAAAGAAAATTGCACCCAAAGACTTTTCGACGTTGCTTTTAATGGATGATTGTGGCTATGATAAAAAGTTTTTTGCCAACAATCCAACCGTTTCTAAAATATTCATGAATGGAAGACACTATAACATGTTAAATATAATCAGTTTACAATATTGCAAAAGCATTCCCCCTGAACTCCGTTTAAATGCAGACTATATATTCATTATGCGAGAACCCTGTATTAAAGAACGCAAAAAATTACATGATGAATTCGGTGGAATCGTACCCAGCTTTTCTGCCTTTTCAAAGATCATGGATCGATGTACCGATAATTACCGATGTTTGGTCATTGATAAAACAACATCGTCTAATAATATTGAAGACAACGTATTCTTTTACAAAGCACATTATCCCATGAAAACATTTAAAGCTGGATGCAAAGATTTATGGGACTGTCATAAAAAGTATTACAATTCGGATAATGAATGAAATGAAATGGTCATGAATGAAATGAAATGGTCATGAATGAAATGAAATGCGGTGTTTAAAGTGCAGTGATACCGCCTCTTTGTTGAAGTACACTGAAAAAGAAATCATCATCGAATACCTTGGGTGGAAATCCTTTTAATCGTTCAATGATGTCGTTGTTATAAATTGCATTGGCTTCGGAATATTTAACCAAAATGAATCGATATAATTCTATTTTTTGTTTGTTGTTCAGCTGCACATCGGGTCCAAATAGAAATTCATACAAGAATTCAGATAAATGATATTTTGAACTTTTCTTTTTCTTGGGTCGGAACATTCTAAAACGATCTTTTGATGTTGTGGGTGGAGGTTCATTCACAAAATTGTCATCTTCTTCTACATCGATGAATTTAAACGAATATCCCGTAATGTCATCGTATTTCCACCAAATTTTATCACGGGTTAATTTATGAATGTTCAACTTTGCATCTTGTTTTAATACATAAAGACTTCGAAATAACTCTCTGAAAAAATATACAATGTCTTCATTCGCCGGATTCATAAACCATACTTCCATGAAACAATACATGAGTTGATAGCTATGACGCTGTACCGATAGGGCATTATTTGCATCAAATTTTAACAAATGTCCACAATCGGTAATTAAACTTTGTAATCCTTTATTGAATCTAAATATTGTATGTCCAACAATATTATATTGATACTCAAAGATTTCCGGCATTTCGATTGCCATATTTTTATAATAATTATTTTCAGGAGATTCAACAATCCAAATGACTTTGAAGGTATTTGGAAAGGTAGCACAATATACAATTTTGGGGGTCACTAACCATTTTTCTGCACGATGTTGACTTTGAATGTCCTTTAAACAACTTTGAAAGCTCCCTTTGTCGTCAAATTTTTTATCAAATACAATATATACATTGTTTTCATCATCCAGAACTTTATAAATCGTTGCGTTTAAATCAAATCCAGGTTTCTTTATTGAATAATATTCTCCTGAATCTATCCCGCCAACTGTATTGCATCCATTGTATTCTCTGTATAATGAACCGGGTAAACATATTTTATCACCCTGATTCGTTCCAATTTCACAATTTGCTAAATCTTGTTCCTCTTGATATAATTTCATCTCATTAAAAGTATGGTTTATTCTGTCTTCTGTTTCTTGTTGTTGTTTTTCGGATTTTTCATTCATATGTTCAATTTCACCCAATATTAACGCTGCCTTTAAAAATCCAGCTCTATAATGAAATTTTCGAAAGGCGATGAATTTCATTAATCCTCGTATTGCGCCAACCGCTTTTTTTGTTTTCTTTACTTTGTAATAACGATTCTTCAAAAAACTCCATAATATCAAAGGTAAATCCTTTTCACCGGTTAAATATTGCAAACAATAAAGATAAGGCTCAATCGATTTTAATTGATGATTAATTTCACGATGAATTTCCTTTTTCTTTTCATCGACATCATTTGAAGCTTCTTCGATGTACATTGTTTTCTCATGTTCTCTGATTTGTTTTCGTTCAACGAATTGTTGAATGTTGTTATGAATTGCCTCAATTTCAGATTCTGTATTGATTTCATCTTGTTTACGCTGTTGAAACACCTTTGCAAGTAATGCATCATAATCTGGTTTTAGTGCAGCCTTTAATATTTTTTTTAATTGCTTAAAACTAATTTTTTCTTTATTTGCTTGTTGCTTTTTAATTTCTTTTCTCAGTTTTTTAAAAAGTGTTGTATATTGAATATTCGAATAATATCCCTCTAATGTATTTAATAATGTTTGATCAGCCGATACGACATTAAATTCCGTGGCGTTTTCACGTTCAAATATCGGTCTTGGTTTTGGATTTAATCGACTTGGCCGTCTCGGTAGTTGTGGTTTCGGTCTTAACGCAAGTTGATTTTCACCTGTGGCATTCGTATAGGGTTTGATTGCAGTTACACCCGCGCCACCGGTATATTGTACGTCACCATCTACTCTTAAATCAGCCCGGTTCTCCGTTGTAAATGGAACTAATTCATTTCCTCTTGCACCAGGTCTATGTTTCCGCATATGTTGCGGTCCTGTAAATTGAACTGGTTTATCGCCCGTGACTCTACCTTGATTGCCCATATAGGGTACAACTTGATTACTTGCCCTTTGATTGATTTGTTTTGCTTTAAGCTTTTTTAGAATTGGAATCAGTCGCTTCATTTCTTTTCTTACGTTATTCACATCGGCTACATTTGAAACAGATTTACTCGAAGCAATAACTGTATCGATTGCATCCAACATATTTTTTGTTTCTTGATCGAGACTCATATTTTGTTTGAGTTGACTTGAACAATTCCCACGAGCTCTTCTATATAATAAACCAGGTACACTATCTTTTATTCTATCGAACATATCTTGATCTAGTTCGGTATCTCCCTTTGAAAGATTTTTTTCATGATCCACATAACCTACCCATTGTTTAAGATACGACGCCGCAAATTGAAAACATTTATCGGCCCCCAATTTATTTGCACCAAAGCCAACACCGAATCGATTTTTTTGATTAATTTCATTTAACATGGATTGAACAATAGGTTTATCTTGAATTTGGTAATTTAATTGATTGATATCCTTATCATGTTTTCTTAATTTTTTCTCCAAGTTTTTCTCTGCAGTTCTTATTCTGTTTTCTTCCTTATCGATTTGTTTTTGTACAATTTTAATTCGTTTATCGTGATCCTTTACACCTGTTTTATACGATTTATGAACACGTTTGATCATCTGATTTCGATTTTCAAGGATGGTTTTACGTTTTAAATATTGTTGGATCCATATTCTCTTATAATTTAAGATTAAATTTTCAATATATTCATTTGTATTTGTTTTATTTGTTCCTCCCAAAGTCACGGGTAAATGTTTCTCTGCGCAAAGTCGAGTATTATAGGGGTATCCATTTTGAAGAGAGATCGTAGCAGAATCATTTATTTCACCCGATATATTCTTATGCTCCAATAAACACACAAAACATTTTCGTTGCTGTTGATAACATCGATTTAATATTTTATCCGGAAATTGCTCATCCACATCATATTGCCGAAAATCTAAATCATCGATATATATTTCAGGCAACTGTGCATGAATTCCAATGTCCCTCTCTTTAAATTCAGGCTTTGAATATTTTTCCCACTTGGTTAATAATTTATTTAAATCGGTTTGTGGCATTTTATAAACGCAAATATTTTTTTAAATATAACAAAGTTTTAATATATTTTTGCATACGACCAAAATAATGTATTGGATGTTTCATCATAATATATCGAATGAACGTTGTCTTGATTCAATAATATCAGGGTCGTTTGATCGGCCATGAAAGGATCCATCACCCGATTAAATGAAATGATTTGATCCTTGTTTCGTTCGATGATTCGAATGGCCTGCTCCATTGTTCCGATTGTTTTAAATGGTCGAGGTTGATTCGATCCAATTAGAATCTCCATTAAAATGAAATGATCCAACAACAAGGATTGCACACAACGTTCAAATGCATCGGTGACGGTCATGTTCAGCATGGTACATGAATAATCTCCAACATTTTCAAAATGTGCATTACATTCTTCTTGATTCAATAATAATGTTTTGGTGTGTTGAAGTGATTTAAACGCATCTTCTTTTTCTTTTCCTGGATGTCGATCGGGATGGCATTCAAGCGATAATTTACGCACTTGCTTTTCAATCGTTTCTTTGTTTGCACCGTCCTTTAATTGTAATTTTTCGTATAATGACCGTTTAAAGTCTTCCATCGTTCGATTCTGTATTTGAATGGCGATACTTTTCTTGCTTTCTATTTCGTATACATGAATAATCGAAGTATATTCAATCACAAGATTGGTTCGATGCACAAAAATTCGAAAAGGACCCTGCTCGAAATAATTATACAGGGAATAATATTCCTGATCGGGGTCGTATAGATTCTTTCCGTTTACTTGAATCGATAAAAAGCTTTCCGAAATTGAATCAACGCAGCGCATTCGTTCTTCAATGGTAATGTTTGAATCAACCTTTTGCGGAAAAGGTTTAGAATATTGATCAAATAAAACATTCAAACAAGGAATGTTTCGAGGTCGCGATTTAAACGCATGCAACTGTTGTTTCAAATAGCCAATCTGATCGGGATGATCCATACCCAAATGAACACGACACAAATAAAACTGATGCAATTGATCTTCCATAAACATGGGTTGAACCGTTTGATCACACCAAGGCACAAAGCATTGTAATTTTTTTATCTTTTGCGCAATCAATGGATATTCTAAGTGATACGGTTGTATTGTCATTTTAATTTAAAAATATTTTAGTTTAACAAAAAACAACACGACATGGTTAAGAATGTTAAAAAACATGTGTTTTCAAATCAATTTACATTGACACATATTTTCACAAAGTGTAATGTATATCGAATTGAATTAATCGTCAAAGCGGGCATGCTACAAGAGAAACAAAAACAGTTAGGATTTGCACATTTAATTGAACATGTGATGAGTTTCTTTCCATCGAGTCGATACCCCGATTCAACATTGAATCAACAGGAAATGAATCGAATTTCAAAAGAAAGCAATGCTTGGACCTCGGAAAACTCTTGCGGATATTACATTGAGGGGGTCATGAAATACTTTTTGAATATATTCGATCTTATTTTTGAAAATTATGTCGATCCTCAACTGGATCCAACTATCTTTGAACAGGAAAAGGAGGCCGTCATGAAAGAATTAGAAGACATCACATTAAATAAATGGTATTCATTTGAACATTTTGTACAGGCCTTTGAATATGCTGGAACGATCTTACAATGCTCCGTTCATGATGAAATTAAAAACATCAAAGAAAATGCAAATTTAAAGAATATACTGGACTTTCGAAAAAAATTCTATCGGCCTGAAATTACACACGTTCTGATCACCTCCAATATGACAAACGAACAAGTAGATGAATTATGCGAATTTATTCAAACGCATTACTTTACGCGATTAAAATTACAGGCTGAACAAAAACAAAAAAATGATATCACACAACTTACATGCCCGCCCAACATAAAAAAAGCCAAACGAGGGGGGTATCAAATCTTTTACGTGCCCAATAAACAAGTTGAGATTTATCGGACCAATTTAACCTTTACCGTTCCATTTGATGTATTCGATGATGACAGTCTTAAACTGGATTATATTGAAATGGTTTTAGCGAATGGAATTGGATCAAGATTGTATTATGCACTTCGAACCATATTGGGTGCCGTATACAATGTTCATGCGTACAGTCAAATGGACAACAAATATAAACAGTATAATACCTTTGTGATTGAATTCAAAACAGAGGCATCCAAATTAATTCAATCCATTGATTACATTTTAATCGAATTGAGTTATATTGTCAAACAATGTATCACCGATCAAGAAGAAGAACAATACAAAAGTTTCTTGAAAACAACAAAGGAATTACAATTGTGCTCGGATCCATTTTTAAAGGATACACACTTTCATCAAGATCGAATCGTATGGAATAAACCATTGGTTACATTCAAAGAACTCCAACAAAAATATTCAAACATCACTGCAAACGACATGCGAATGATTGCAGAAAAAGTATTCGTTCCGGAACATATGCGAATCTTCTATTCCGGTCCCAATCCAATCCTTGAAAAACATTCTACCCTCAAACATTACACATCCAAAGAAGCTCAGAAATAGTCTTTCGCAAGCTCAGAAATAGTCTTTCGCAAGCTCAGAAATAGTCTTTCGCAAGCTCAGAAATAGTCTTCATTTAAAAACACATAATTCGTTTGATTGAATTGCGTTTGATAATAATAGATTCCATAAACGATGATCGAGGACAGAATAAAGGACGAAAAACAAGATAATGTAATCACCGTTGAAGTCGATTGTGTAGGTGTAGGATTTGAATTGGATTGTGCATAGTACAAAATTGAAGTCCAACAGACGAACAAAAAGATAAAATATCCAATATACTTATGCTTTTGGTCCATACTTTATAAGAAATGAATAATATTCCATACAAAATAAAACGCGTTACTTGTTGTGCACGGAAGCAAATTGATTGGTATTAAAACTTAATTTATATGGATTGGGCTCGACTTTCTTTTCTTCGATCGCTTTGTCATCATTTGCGCTTGCTTCGCTCGCTTTGTCATCATTTGCGCTCATCTTCGATGATGCTTCGCTATCGCTATCGGCTTCGCTATCGGCATCGCTCGTCTTCGATGAGGCTTCGCTCTTATTGTCATCATTGGCTTCGCTCGCTGCGCTCGCTTTATCATTTTCCGGTGGATTATTATTCCAATGTGCAATGTTGTTGTTTGGTTGTGGTGTGACAAATCGATTTTGTTGAAATTGAAATTGCGGTGGACGATCATATTTTCGTACTGTTTCGGAAGCTTTGCTGCCTTCGCTCGCTGCGCTGCCTTCGCTCGCTGCGCTGCCATCGCTCGCTGCGCTGCCATCGTCATCGCTCGCATCGTCATTGTCGCTGTCACTGTCGCTCGCATCGCTTCCAAAGTTTTCTTCGAGGATATTTTTAACGGGAAGCATGGAATAGAATGTTTCGCTGATTGCCTTTTCAATGAGGTTATGTATGTCTTCTATGTTTTCTTCTCGTTGTGCAGGCGAACCAGAATCGTCGTCGCAAAATAGTGTTGGATGGTAATAAATGCGGTGCGTTGACGCAATGAAGATTTGATGTAAAAATCGGTTCACGGTTGGAATTTCTAATTTTAGTTTTTTATTTTTTTTGCCCAAGCTAATATTTGCGAGAATCTCTGCCTGTCCCACAAAAATGGCTGTCATGAGTTTTTGAAACAATGGGAATTGATTGTTGATATTTTCAGCCAACGCGGTACATTCTCGTTCATTCCAGGTTGGAACGCGTTTTAATAATTTTTGAAATCTATAATATTTCATTCGAGGTTCCTTTTCCGTCTGATCGACTGCCTGTTTGTATAATTTATTGATTTGTGAATATATTAATGGACTTAATTTAGAAGATAAATTCTTTTTATAAATCATTACTGCTTGTGAAATATCTCCCCCTCCTTTTTTCTCCATGGTTTTTGTTTTAATTCAAACGAATGTTATTTTTTAGAATCGTAATACGCATAAACCGAAAAAAACAATTTATCGATATTTTTTTTTATTTTGGTTTATTAAAATAAATAACATTAAATCAATATGGGAAAAAATTATGCGCTTCGAAAAAAAAATGGTACGACTCGAATCGTTCAATGTGATTCAAATGGAAACGGCGGATATTTTTTTAAATCGGATAAACAACGTTGCCGCGGAAAAATATTTACGTCCAAACAAAAAGCAAAATCGGCACTTTCAAAAACAAAAAGTAAAAGGTCATCCTTTGGTCGCAAAAAAGGCGATACGAATAAATTAGGACAAAAACTAACCTATACGGTGAACATTTCTCCCGATTCAAGTCCAATGGACTCTGATGCAAAGTATATTGTATGTAAGGTGCGTACATTTTCACTGTCGGGTGAAAAATTTAAAGTCGCGGTATGTGGTTCGGGCTATGATAAAACCTATCATCGGTTAGAGGACGATGCAAAAACCTGGAAATCCAAGAAGGCAGCAAAGAAAGTAGCCGCTGATGTTTTTCTTGCAGGACAGGTTGGTACACAGTTGGGAGAAGTCCTCGATCCTGCACTATTGCGACAAGCAAAGATTCTCACTGCATCGGGACGATTAACTTCACGAAAATCGCTTAATGTAGATTTGTTAGATGTCTTTGAAGGAAGTAATATTGGTGTGCAACGAGCCAAAGCGAAACAAGAAAGGCTTAGCCAAATAGGATTATATATGCCAGAAATGCAGGGGACAACAGGCAACAAATATGTGCGACGTGATTTAGGCGCACTGTTTAAACGTAATCCAAGCAAGTTTGCAGATGTGGGTTTAAGACCCGTTACGCAAAGTCGATGGGCCGGTCGTCAAAATGTTCTATTTAATCGCGGGATCAGGCGGAGGTCATCCTCACCGGTCGAATTTAGACATTTGATGGATGGTAGCAGTTTCGGAATGAGACGCAGAAGAGCGTCCTTAAATAAAATTTATGGAGGACGCGTAAATTATGGGTTTAGTCGATATTTTTAATGTTGCATTTTAAATAAAATGCCTTATTGTGAGTTCAATACAAAAAAAAAACAGACGTGGAACGTTCCTTCCAGCGAATTTTATACACCATGTAAAAATACAAAATTATCGATCCACGATGCGTTATTCGAAAAGGTTGAAATGTCGGGTAATTTTACCATGGGACGATTACCCAACAAATCATGCGACAGTATCAAATCGTGTCAAATCAAACACAAAGAATCAATCAAATTAAATGGCATGAACAAAGGAGACGTCTCTTCCGTGAAAACTAAATTTGGCGTTTGTAATTTTCATACACATCCTTATAATTGCTATAATGCAATGGGAACCAAATCAAAACGCGATATGACGATTTGGGGATGGCCCTCGGGAGAAGACATGCGGGAATCTATTTTATTCGCGCTGCATGGAAATTTAATTCATTTAGTGTTTACATTGGAAGGTATCTATTCCATCGAAGTGAACCCTCATTTAATTAATCTATTGGAAACCGATGATAAAGCACATAGAGGAATGATTCTTGCCGTCATTGAAGAGTATTTCCGATGCACACATGTATATCGAAATGTCGTCTATAATGAAGCGCATGGTGTAGTCATACCAAACGATTGGCTTAAATTTGCAAAACAATTTACATTAAAAAATTTAATCACATCACATAATAAATGTACTGCAAATTTACCCTGTAACGGAATACCCGACGGCAAACGAAATACAATCGATTTGCATGAATTTAAACACGAACTTCCGCACTATCATTTAACCGAACAATACAAACTAAGCGAAAAGAAAAATAAAAAGGCTTTGGAGGACTTTATTGAAAACTACGAAACCATTTCAAAACGATATCAGGCGAAACACGACGATTGGAACCCCGGACAATGGTTTCGAATTAAATTCTCCGAGAATACTATTGATGGAAAACTCGTGACCGCCTATATGAAAGAAAAAAGTGTACAGGAAATTAAATCAACATGGGATACCATCGCAAGTTCATCCAGAGAACGGTTGCAATTCAACAAGTCCAAACACATTAAATTCACAACATACGCCATTCAATCAAATGGATCTTGTGTATTCAATGACGAAAAACAAAAACGCAGCGCACAAAGCTTTGGACGAAACTTTTTTAAACGATAACGGTCATCCCATACTGTATTTCAATATTTTCCTTCAAGGCAGCGCCCAATACTCCAATATGAACGACCAAAAAAGCACACAATAATCCCAGTGCAACCATACCCATGATTGTTTTCCCCTTGCACCCTCCTGCAATTAAAATATACATAAAGATCAACAACATTGCAAAATCGAGCAACATCATCAATACGATGGACGCATTTTGTTGACCTCTATTGTATAAATTTAATTTATCCGTGTGAACACACGTCAACAATAATATCATAAATGTCAAACTAAACATTGCAGCAGCAACAGGTATTTGATCGCTCTCCTTCACACAGGCTTGCAAATGATATGTGAAAAAAGGAACAATGGTAAACGCATAAAGACATGTAAATGCATTTGCCGCTTCAATTGTGTTTCGACGATACATCACTGGTTTCTCCGTGAGACCTCCAACCAATCCGATGAACAATACCATCAAACACCATACAACAATATACGCCGTTAATTTCGGTCTGTTATTTAAGTACAGTAATATATTTGTTTTAGGAAGTCTGAAATTCGGTCTGCGCATTGTTGGCATGCGTGGTAATTTATTCCTAAAATTTTGCATGTTTTTGTATATTTTATGAATACATAGAAAATAAATTACAGTCTCCAATCCAAATGTACTAAAATTACAGTATAACGTTCCATTTTATCTAAAGTGTCATCATTATACATACGATTATTTAATATAAATGGAAACAAATTTTTCAATTGATTTAATATTTTTACAACATAGATTGCATTTCTTCCACTTTCTTCTGCAATTTCGAGAGCTAGGTCATATCCTGTTGTGTTCATTTCATTCATATAAAAAAAATACCCATCATGAAAATGTTTAACCATTAATAATAATCGTTTCAATTGAACTTCAAAACGTTGCTGAAGCTCTGGAATTAATTTTTCGTTTAATAGCGGTTTCGCCCGCCTCATTCTCCCTGTTTTAACTGGCATCATTGCAGCAACGTAATCAAGGAAAAAATCGTAGGTCATGGTTCGAATGTAAAATCGAATTGCAGCTCTTCGATCTAGAATGTTTGAATCTGGATCAAAAACATCTCGATGAATGAAAGCGGTTTCCATTGCTTCCAAATGGCTTAATTCATCATCATCTATAATAGGACACGGCTTCATATCATCTGTTGAATCCAATCGAAGCAGTTTATTTCCATTATGTTTTTTAAGATAGTTCTGACACTCAATCAGTTTTTGATGCAATACAACATTGTCTACTAGATAAAGCTCCAAACGAATTTCGTCTATTAACGCATTCATCTCTTCTCGTCTTTGTCTTTGTCTTTCTAATTGTATTTCTCTTGCATCCATTGGTATATATTTTATTCTTCAGAAATATTATTTTTAATTGCAAATTAAAGAACCAGGAAGACCCTGCGTATAACAATTTTGATTGAATGGCGGTAACGTAAAATTGCCACTTGGAGGCTTTGCAACGTTCACGTTTCCCATATTTTTAAATCCCATATCGGCTGGTGGATTATTTCCGCGAAACCATAACCCACCCTGATTCGGACCTCCCTTTTTCGGCCCCCAAGGCAAATTTGAAGTTGTGGTGTGATTGGGCCCAACCAATTGCACGGTCTTGGACGAATTAATCTGCGGCGCTACATTATAACCTTGTGCAAATTGAGCCAAGGCCATGTTCTGACACGGGCGATTCATTGCGTCTTTCTGCGGTGCGCCAAAGTATTCGGTTCGTGGTACAGGATTTTGCATGTAATTGGTCCACACTGAATTATACAATGCATCGGCAATCGGTTTGGCTTCACCCTTATTGTTTCCACCATATACCTTTCCTGAAAATTCAGGTGTATCGTTTACTTTGACAGTCAATCCTAAAAATGGATTCTGTTCCGCTAACCCTAAAATATTCGTTTGTGGGTTGCCATCGATTTGATTTTGAATGGTGTTTTTGTCGATGAATACTTTATTGGGAACCGATATGTAACTTTCATAATACTCGGGTGATACATTGGCATAAAAGGATGGAATTGATTTTTGCTTGGCATCGCCCACTGCATAAATACTTAAAGGGTTCGTTCGAAGGTTTTCAATTAAAAAGGGAGCCGTCGAACGATAATCCACAAACTGAATTTTATTCGGCGTGCCGCGTGTAAACCCTAATTGCATTTCATTCAAAATGTTTTGGTTTCGAAATTGAACATTGGACGATAATAATGTACCCGGTCCCGTATCTCCCTCTGAAATTAGTTTATTTGGATTGTAATCTACAATTCCAATCGAAGAAATTGGTGCCTTTTCTTTGTATACTCCTCGTTTCGAGGTTGCATCGGGAATTAAATTCATTCGACCCGGTGTTGGAAAGTAATTACGAACTTCTGCAGCTTGACGTAGACCATTTGGCGTATAACCACCTTTGCGCCACCGCTTTTGTAATAAATCCTTTTGAATGGAGTTCATGTCCTTTATTTAATGAATGAATATAAAATGTTTTATGAAATTAAAAAGCATGGATTCCTACGACGATTACTTGAATGACCGGATATAAAATTCGATTGAGACTATTCCATGAATATGATGCATTGATTCATTCAACAATATATGTACAACTTTTATCCGAATTAAAACATCGAACAAAAAATATATTTAAACTAATATTAGCGCCATTGTAGATGGCTGCGTTCTGCGATCGAAGATCGCGAACTCTAGCGCCATTGTAGATGGCTGCGTTCTGCGATCGAAGATCGCGAACTCTAGCGCCATTGTAGATTATATGATCAAATCAATGCTCAACATAAACATTATTAAATAGATTAGTTTCTTTATAACTCTTGAATCAGTTAAAGAAACAACTGAATGGATACATAAAAATGTGTTACACCATTAAAGATTTAAAAAAGTGTTTCAAGCAATTTAATTCAGAATTCTGCACAACTCATATGGTCGATCTTTTATGTAAAGAAGACAAAATACACTATGAAAAAACAAAAAAACACAATGAAATTATATCCAATCGAATGCTTGCTTGTTTGCACGAAGAAAACATTGCCAATGTCATGTGTTGGAGAAATTATCTTGATCTATTTAAAGAGCTATAAATGCGTTCGAATGAAATAATTATTACACGTTCATTCAATAAAGAACATGTCTCATTCAACGTTTGTCATTCCAACGCTCGACCAAGATATTCAGGCATTGCAGGAAGAACATAAAGATGTTTTGGACCGATTGGAGAAAAATCCACACATCACATTTTGTTATTTCGGACGAGCCTCTCCCTGTACAGATGAAATGAAAGAGACCATCGAAGCTTTATGGAATGATTTAAGCGAATCCGACAAAGAAATTCAATTGGATAAATTTACAACGTTCAAAACCAGACGTGGGCCCTTGTTGGTTTGTTTAATTCAATGTTCGAATAAACTCATTGAATTGCGCAATACAATCTACGAAAAGTATCACATCATTGATCACATCATTGATCACAATCCACACATCACCATTGGTAAATTAAAACCTGAGATTTCAATCATCCAAAAAAACGCCAAACGATTTCAAAAATATTCGATTGAAAAACTAAAATATCATGATTGATAAAGAATGCAATGCAAGAACAAAATGAAACGATTATTCGAACGAGCTATGTACGCTATTTAAAAAATACATTAACGGATATTCAAAAACAATATAGCATTACCAAAAAAGCAACCGATAAAATCTCCCCCGCAGTGAAAGATCGAATTATAACATCCTTGGCTTATGCATTACTTGCGTATGCAACCTCATTTGTATTTGCACCGATTGCTGTAATTATCCCATTGTTTGAATATCCAAGAAAGAAAATAAGAGAATTTATTTTACAGGTAAATCAATCGGAATACGGTCCGAAAATAAACGATGCCACTTCAAATATTCTAAGTGGATTTATTACCTTTATCTTTGATACGGATAATAAATTTAATGAAACGATAGAAGAATTACGAGAACAACCGAATAAGGACGCGCGATTGAATTTTGCGCAACGATTTATTCGTGATCGATTGAATCAATATTTAGAATCAAAGGATGTTGTTTTACCGCATATGGATTTACAACGCTTTTTAACACCCTACATCCTCTATTTAAATCACGACGATCGAGAATACGTAATTCAACAGTTGGCAAAACATTGTAGTCCGGTTGGATTTTATGAGTTTCCGGACAGTACACCTTCTGAAATACAAGATCAAAGGGCATATTTTAAGAAAACAATTCAGCCATTGAATTGCAACAAAGGAAATATTATAGAATACATCATGAGAATTGACACAACAGATCGATTGAAACATAAGCTTGTCCATCTTTTATTCAAAATATGGTGGTGGTCTATCCCACACTCCGATCAGGTGTATTTATATTTTAATTTCAATTTCAAAAAGATGTTTGCAAATCAGTTGAAAGAGTATCCCAACTTAATTCACTATTTATATCAAAACTTTTTCAAACGCACCGAATTGGTTCAAATGTTATTTATTCAAGTGAATCCGCGTTGCATTGAATCAGATTAAAGTATCGCACTTCATAAAAGGTCGAATGAAGGTCATCACCCGAAGAAATCAAACAGAAACCATCGACTTGAATAAGATCACGGAACGCATTTCCAAGGCCATTGCGCAATGCTTTGGCGGCAGCGATTCAACATTGGACCCCATTGAAATTTCACTCAAGGTTTGTTCGAGTATCCATGACAACATCCATACAAGTGAATTAGATGAAGAAACCGCTCGCATTTGCATGAATTTGGGATGGATCAATCCCGATTATTCAAAATTAGGATCGTGGATCATGATTTCGAATCATCAAAAGAATGTATATTGGTCGTTTTGTGAAGCCATGCTCTCGTTAAAATCATTACTCACGGACGAACTATGCTATTTAATCAAACAATATGGAAAAGACATTGAAGCCATGATCCAACCCGAACGCGATTTTAATTTAGACTACTTTGGATTCTCTACGTTAAAGAAATCCTATCTGCTCAAAACACAGGACGGAATCATTCGCGAAACGCCACAGTATTTATTTATGCGTGTCGCATTGGGAATTTGGGGAAGGAATCGTGAAAAGGTGAAAGAAACCTACGATATGCTGTCTCAAAAATATGCAACGCATGCTACACCCACGCTATTTAATTCCGGTACGGGTGGTGGATTGGCAAGTTGTTTTCTATTGGGTACCCGGGACTCCGTTTCGGGAATATTTAAGACCGTCACGGATTGTGCACAAATCAGTAAATGGGCGGGCGGTATTGGCGTTCACATTTCAAACATTCGCTGCAAGGGATCTTATATTAAGGGCACTGGCGGTCAGGCAAACGGAATTTTGCCCATGATGAAAATCTATAACGATACGGCACGATACATTAATCAATCGGGAAAGCGAAATGGTTCGTTTGCAATGTATATTGAACCATGGCATGGAGAAATACGAACCTTTTTAAAGGCCATGCGTAAACACGGCAATGAAGATGTGGTCACACGCGATTTATTCTTTGCGTTGTGGATTCCAAATTATTTCATGGACTGTGTAATTGAAAATCGAGAATGGTATTTAATGTGCCCCAATGAATGCCCCGGATTAAATGACGTATACGGTGATGCGTTTAAAACGCTATACGAATGCTATATTTCCAAAGGACAATATCTTGAAAAGGTTCAAGCAAGATCCATTTGGGAAGAGATCTGCAAATCACAAGTCGAAACAGGAATGCCCTATATGCTGTACAAAGACCACATCAATGAAAAATCAAATCAAAAGAATATCGGGGTCATTCGATCGAGTAATTTATGCAGTGAGATTGTTGAATATTCCGATTCGAATGAATATGCAGTTTGTACATTGGCCAGTATATGTTTACCACGATTTTTAAACAAAGTTAAAATTAATTCACCGTTGCGTATCGTTTGCGCATCACAGGACAACCCAATCGCAAAACTCATTCGAACCTTTTTGGACGAACAAGGCATTCAATATCGAATCGAAACAGCCAACGATAATCTAACACCAGTGGTTTGGTGGAACAACGAATGCATAGGCGGCTTTGAAGCCTGTTTAAATGCATTTCGACCACGAATGAATTATGGTCTGCTTCGACACACTGTTCATCTATTGGTCAGTAATTTAAATCAAATCATCGATATGTCCTTTTACCCCGTCAACGAAACAAAAGTATCCAACGAAAAACATCGTCCCATTGGAATTGGAGTTCAGGGCTTGGCTGATGTTTTTTCTGAATGTTGGTATCCCTATGCATCTACTGGCGCAAAGGAATTAAATAAACTTATCTTTGAAGCCATTTATTATTTTGCATTGGAAAAATCATGCGAATTGGCAAAGATAGACAAACCCTATGAAACCTTTCAAGGAAGTCCTCTGTCGCAAGGTCAGTTTCAATTCAATTTATGGAACGTTCCACAAACATCCAATTGGAAATGGGACGAACTTCGGACACACATTCAAAAATATGGTGTTCGAAACTCTTTGTTAATCGCCTTGATGCCAACAGCCAGTACCTCACAGATCATGGGATGTACGGAATGCTTTGAACCAAGAACTTCAAATATATTTACACGAAGGACGCTAAGTGGTGAATTTCAAGTCGTCAACGATCAATTGATTCATATTTTAAACGCACTTGGATTATGGAATGAAACCACGCGTCAGGAAATCATACAACACAGAGGATCGATTCAATCGTTGGACAACTGCCCACAATACATCAAAGATATGTTTTTGACGGCCTGGGAAATAAAGAAAACCGATATGATCAATATGAGCGCCGATCGAAGTCCTTATGTGTGCCAAAGTCAATCCTTGAATTTCTTTATTGAAGATTGTAACAGTAACATTTTAACCAAGATTCACACCTATGCCTATCGAAAAGGATTAAAGACGGGATCCTATTATATCCGATCCAAACCGTCAACCAATGCAGATACCTTTTCAATCATTACTTCTCATTCGAATCAAGCGAGCGCAGCGAGCGATGGCAGCGATGATCCGGACAACGAATGTTTGATGTGTTCGAGTTAACGAACGCTGCAAACCAAAGGTTTGCGCCAGCCAACTTCGTTGGCGCTGCGGTGCTAGCCAGCTATTTAAAGCATGTCAATGCATAATCATATGCGTAAAGTAGTTTATCTATTTGATCCTGTGTTAAATTTACTCTTTGGGGATTGTTGATATTGCCGTGAATTAATCCTCTGTTATACATAATAGTATTTAAATTACTTTTTTTTCGAATGTCCATATAGGTTAGAATGCTTTGAAACATGAATGGTGGAATACCACTTGCGATACCTTCGTAAATTAGATTCTTCAAGAAAATTTCACAAAGACTTGACCACGACATTTAAGAAAAGTATCTTCGTTTTCTTAATGCATGAAAATAAATATCGGCCGGAATGGAACCTTCAAAGAACATTTCATTTAAGAACTGTTTCGAATCGAATTCGGAAGTGACGTCGGTGCGTGCATGATCAAAATTAATAATTTTAACTTGATAGTTATTATTGACAAATACATTATATTGTGTAATATTACAATGATATATTCCTTGGTCGTGCAATGGTTTAAGTGCTTGTAATATCATATCAATAATGGGTTGTTGAAGTGCAACAAATATATCCATGACTATGGGTAGATTATCAAAGGACCATAATCGGATATATGGATCTGGATCGTCGATCTGTGCCACGGCAAGGTTACTTTCTTCAATACAGGTTACAAACACTTCTATATTTGGAAGAATAAAATAATCTTTAATTTCATAAAGGGGTTTATAATAGGTGGTTACAATATCATTCGCATGAAATGAGATTACATTTTTTTGGAATTGATCGTATGGAAAGGTGACGTTTAATTCGGATGCTTTTTGATAGACATTGAATTGTTTTGGATCGAAATGATAGGTTAAATAAGCCTTCGTATCACTTTGATTTAATACTAAAATAATATTTCGAGTGTTTTGGGGTTGAATGATTTCATTTGTATTGGAATGATAGGCTTTAATTGGATAAAAACATTTATTGACGCATGGATAATTTAAATTCTTTAATACATTACAATTATGTGTTTTACAGGGTATCGAATCCACGTTTGTAATGATTCTTCCTTCGTGTACTTCAAATCCACCTCCATCCCAATTCCAAAATGGATGTTCGGTTCCATCTATTTCCTTATCCACATGTGCGATATAAAATTGATTATATTGTAAAATCATTCGAATGAACAAGTATCCAAGTGTTGTTAAAATAATCTGTTTCCCCTCTTCGTTGTTTGATTGAATTTTATCGTTAAAATGCTTGCTTAAATATTGAATTATATATTCTTCTTGGATATATTCTGTAATAAATGTTAATTTATTGTAATTGTTATTATTTTGATCTTGAAAGGTTGCAATAAATTGATCCAATATTTGATCTGCCTTTTCGGTGAGTTGCAATTTCATTTCTACGATTTTGATTGCACAGTTGGGAAAGTGGTCTGCGCATAATTTAAAATTCACATTTCTGAATAAGACTGGATCACGATTACAAAATAAACATGCGTTTGGAATATATTGATGGTATACTTTGATGTATAGCATTTCAATACTATGAAGACGTTGAAATGTGTTCATTAATATTATATTGTTCTGTTGATTATAATGTGAAAATTCATTATCTAATTGAAAAATATTCATATTGTATGTGTGTTTAAATAATTCAAAGAATAAAATATTGAATTATTAAAAGACGACAAAAGGATAATAATGTCTGATCCGCTCCCAGAACCAGAACCCTTGACAGACGAAGAATATATTAAACGGGTGCAGTTATTTTTGTTTCAACAATTTATAAATACAGTACGCAGAGACAATGGTAAAGATGTGCGTTATATTTTGTCCTCGCTTGGAATCATTGTCTGTTTTATCTTTTTTTCAATCATGCACTATGTAAATAAATATAAATTCGTAACCAAAACAAATTTAGATTCAGGTGCAATAGAAATAATAACGGAAAAAATAGGAGGAATTAAGGCTTTAAGTGCAATGTCGTTTACCTGTTTATTGTTTTCGCTTTTACTTTGTGTCGTTTTAATTATTACAACCACAATCGAATCGGAATTTTTATATCAACCCGAGCCCAAAGTAGTGATTGATTCGGGTCCCATTACCTTTGAACCGCCCGCAACAAGTGAAAACGAACCAACAGAGCCAGTCAAGGTTGAGTTTAAACTGACCGACGACAATCGATATTTGTTGCGCATAATCTATCGGGCCATTGCAATTTTGAATTTGATTTGTTTACTTTTATTGGGTCCAATTTATTTTAAAATCGACACAAAATTTGATTTCTTTGCGACACACTTTAATACACATTTTTTAATCATCTTGTATTTCTTTGCGTTGGTGAGTTTAATTACTCTCTGTTTCATGTTTTCCGAGCACGTAGAAATTAATTATGTGACCTATTTGGACAACGCCAATTCAGAGATAGAATTAAAGCCATTGCCTCGTAATATAACCATACAGGAAGAACTCATCAATGCAAAATCAGAAGAAAAGGTAGAAAATGTACAAATCAATGTGAAAACAGGAGATTATTATTACAATCAAGTGTACACGGTTGAGAAAAATCGAATTCAACAAGAGGGTACGCGTTTCACCTTTGGTGTATCGTTTGTAACGGCAGTCATCTTTATTGCGCTGCTCATCTTTTCAGTATACAAGTACAAGGCAACTAATTTTGAAAACTCTTTATATTTTTCAATTATGTTATTTTGTTTGGTATGCTTTTTCATCAATCTATTATTAATTGGACAACTCGTACAAACATTAAAAGATGTTCGCGAAAATTTAATCACAAAATATATTCAAACCGGTTTGGGAATGATTGCATGCGTGTTATGCATGAGCTTTTTGGGACTTTATTCGAACCCTTATTACATCTTTATTAAACCAGAACCGCTTTCAAGAGATACCTATATGATGATCTTTGTGTTTTTAATCGGAGCAATATTGAGTATATGGAGTGTATTATATACTTGGTTAAGTAAAGTAAAAACCTATAACGATTTCGTAGACGAGGGATTAAAACGAGTGCAAGAAAAAGAAGAAATAGAAATCGATGAAGATTCGAACTTTTAATTTGAATTAAACGCCATAATGGATTTCAGTGGCAAAACAACGGCAATCCCCATGACATTCAAAAAAAGAGTTGCAAACGGTACAGACCATTTTCTTGTTTCTTGCTTACAAAGTGAATAATAGAAAAATAAATAAAACATAGACAAAACAAGGACAAGAACGACCAATAGTATCAAAGAAATATTTCCAATATGCCGGATAAAAGCATTTGTCTTTTCTTCTGCGATTTGATCATTTAAGAGCTTCCCCGATAAGCCCACATTGGCGACACAAAATAACACAATCAAAAAATACATTCCCAAAAACAAATATGTTATTTTTTTTTGAACTTTTTTAAACACATCCAAATGATAAAATGCAATTCGACAGAAGAAAACCAAAAATATAATTCCCGCACAAAGTGCATAAATCAAAGACATGGCCAGATTGGCAATGATCAACTTTTCATACGATTCTTGATATAAATAGGCTTCCGTTAAATTAACAGTCGAAGACATCAGAACGTTTTAAATATAAAATAGAATTTTTTTTTCTATTAAACCTTCAAAAACCATGGGAGGCAGTAATTACTCAAAGACCGTAAACAAACTCACACAAAAGAATTTAATCGACGCTAGTTCAAGAATTGTAAGTGAAAATTTAAACTATATTCAGAATAATTCAAATACGGCCCAAGATATATTTTTACAATTCACCGATTCAGAAATTAACTGCCCAATTAATATTAATCAAGTCCAAACCGTTGTCGCCGAAGTCATCAGTCAGTTTACAGCCGAGCAAACGAGCGACTTAAAGAAAACGATCGATGCAGAACTCGTTTCAGCCTTGAAAAACGCAACCGAACAAACCAACGAAGGAATTGGATTTGGACAATCCAACACCAGTGTCACCGAGAACACACAAACATTCATTAGTCGAACCGATGCATCAACTGAAATACTTCAAAATACGGCCAACGATATTGAACAAATTATTAACGCAAGTCAAAATATTAAATTCATTGTTGAAAATTCTACCATTAATTGCGAGGGCGGTACCATCGATATTCGACAAAATATGAATGTTAAAAATACAATCAACAACGTCGTGAATTCAACACAATTCAATACGATTGCCACCGATATTGAAACGAGTACCAATTTGAGCACGGACAACCAAACGACTCAAAAAAATTCCGGGTTGCTTGCATTTGGGCCTCTCTTTGAAGCACTGGGTGGAATTATTACAGCATTGGGCGCTTTAATGGCAGGGCTGTTGGGATTTAAAATTCTAATGTACGCTTTGAAATTCGGTGCCGCACGAGAAGAGAAAAAGGTCAAACAAACAGAACAACAAACATCATTAATACAAAGTACAATGAAAGTCGTCAATGAAAAATTAACTGCGCCCGCCAATCCTCCCCCTGCGGCTCCCAAAAAAAAAGGATGGTTCCGGAATTAGAACATGTTTTTAAAATATTGATGTCATACAAAACTGAAAAGTATGTCAATTACTCCATCCCTTACAAATTTTATTCCATTCGATACCGTTCGCGCATTTGCAGATTTTTGGGATTCAAGTTTCAATACTTATCGAACCAATTTGGATACTGGACTTGGTGTAGCATCTGGAAATGAAATTGAATTTGGTGATTGTGATTGTAGTGGTGTGGGGAATAATCAATGCGACATCGATACAAAAGTATACAAAATGAAGGTGCCCATCGGAGTCAAATCAAAATCGAGAACACAATACGATGCGCCGGGTATAAGCGATGGATGTAGAACAGGAATCGAACGAAACTTTTTAGAATATCGACGCGATCCATTCCATTTAAATGAATTTACATTCGACGATCAACTTTTATCCGGATATCCATCCAGAATGACCGACGAAGTTGCCACATTATGCGCCGGTGGTTATCGGTTAGGAAAAGACCAATATTTAAAGACAGACTCTGAACGAATGAATGAAGTCAACTATAGTTCAGGATGGGTACCCACAAACAAGAGTAATGAATGTGCGCTCTTTTTTAACAATGCCGATAAAGAAAATGGATCAACCTGCGAAAGTGGATTAAATGGTAGAGATTGTAATGATATCTATTATACGGTGTCTGCAGACTGGCCTGCATTCTGTCAAATGGGGGACTATATTGAAACCACTCCTGAATGCGTTGATCAATGTAAAAATATTGTATCGCCCACTGCTGTTCCCGACGAAGGAGGGAATTATTGTCATTTCGCCAAAGATCGTATTTGTTCCAAACAAAGAGTTCCCTATCACGATCCAACGAAAGAGTCCTTGAAATATGTCAACATACTAAAAAGAGGTTCTGGTATTGTACAACAAAATCGTTCAATCGTATTAGGATATAAAGACAGGGTCTTAGCATTCTATACCTAAAAATAAAATAAAACAATTGAATAAAAACCCAAATGGCGTTACCCATTGTTCCTGAGACAGTCCGACCTTTTGCAGATTTATGGGATGATAATTTTCAATCCTATCGAACCGATATAGACGACGACAGCAATGGATTAGGACAAGCAAGCGATGACGAAATTGAACAATATTATTGTGTTGATTGTGGATGCTTTTTTTGTACCTGTGACATCGATACTACGGTATATAAAATGAAATTACCCCTCGGTTTAAATTTATTTACCAGGGTTGCTGAAAGCGCGGGTAGAGATAACTGTGAAAAAAAGGAAGGTCCTGGTGGTGTACGGAATGAAATGGAATATGGGAAATATCCATTTAATCAAAGCAGTTATCTATTCAATAATGAAGTCGTTGGGGGATATCCAATGAAATTAACCGAGGAAGTTGCCACATTGTGTGCGGGTGGTTCACAACTTGGAAAAGACCAATATTTAAACACCGAGACAAAACGAATGAATGAAGTAGATTTCAGTTATAGTTTATTAAACAACCCCATTTGGAATGAAACAGGTGCAAGTACAGAATGTTCCTTGTATTTTAATGACGCCGAAAAAACAAACAATGTTGGAGCATGTTATAATGCTCTAGGGGACAATTGCAACGATGGATTCTATACCGTGGCCGCTGATTTTCCAACATTGTGCCAAATGGGAGATTACATTGAAACCGTCGATGAATGCATCGATCGATGTGACGGCGCAACGAAACCCAATATAAATAACCCAAATTATTGTCATTTCGCCAAAGATCGTATTTGTTCCAAACAAAGAGTGCCCTATCACGATCCAACGAAAGAGTCCTTGAAATATGTCAATATCGTAAAACGAGGAACGGGTATACAAAATCGAAATCGTTCGATTATAATGGGTTATAAAGACAGGGTCTTAGCATTTTATTCATAATAATAAAATATTGATTGTTTGTAAAATAGACGATGGCATTTTTAATATCTGATTTTTCACTGAATAATTTCGATTTTTTAGATGATGCTATGGACACTTCACCAATTTTTATGGATGCTGACTTTGATAATTTAATTCTAAGATTAGAGAATCCAAACACTGGTCCACAGTTTAGAGAACTATTTCCACTTGAAGTGGTCACCGCTTTCTTTGATTACATTGACACAAATTACAGCGACACAGAACGTATTGAATCCGATAAAAATTATATTTATGAAAGTGCACAATGTCGTGATTATTGTGGTGCTGCGGGTGATATTAAAACAAGCGCCGACGATAATTGTCAACGCAACAAAAAAGACCTCTGTACCAACAAAAATCAATGGATGTGGGACCCGGAATTGGATCTATTTGTTCAACGGGGTGTGGAAGATTATTGTTTTGATTATTTTCAAAGAAGAGGACAAACCGTTGGAATTGATTCAAATGAAGTTGAAATTCCATGTGGTGAATTGTTGATCAGTAGCGATCCCGATCGAAACATACTCTCAGGAAAATCATGTGGATATTTATGCAGAGATATTGATGGAGGCAGTGGTACCAACATTGATGATGAATATTGTAATACAAAACGACAACAGTTCTGTTTTAAAAAGGAGACCGATGGAAGTTATCCAAATTTATTTTCAACCTATTGTTTTAATTTCTGCCAGACCTATCCTGATTTTTGTGTTGGATCGGGAAATGTTGAAGGGTTAGACGATATTTGCACACGAGAATTTCCTCGGCCCACATCGCCCGAAGAAGCAAATGACATTGATTGGGAAGCATTGTATGGAAAGTTGGAACAAGTCGTCAACCAAGAAAATGGCCTTCAATGGGAAGACTTTTGTGGATGCTTATTGGGAAAGGAAACCTACGACAAGTACACTGAACTTTTATTCGATGCTTTTGAAAATCTCGGCTACACAGTCAATGCAGGCACACTGCAATTAAATACCAATCCTGAATGTATCTTCAACAAATGCAAAACCGCAATTAAAGAACGAAACGCACAAAACAACACACAGTGTGTCGAATGTATTCAAACCATTAATTTTAATGTCAACAACTCAAACATTAATTGTAATTTTGTTCTCAACCAACAACAAGCTTGTGGCAATGAAACGGATGCACAAATCATTCAAGAAGATCCCAATTCGGATAATTTTGGAGTCTGTAACGACGATCCTCCCCCAGTCACTACAGAACCTCCTCCAGGCGGCGGCGGTGGTGGAAGTGATGGTGGTGGTTCTCCTTTGGCGGGCGGTGGTGAAAATGAAAATACAATTATTATCATTGTAATTGTTATGATGATGTTAGGATTTGTTGTGCTGGGCTTGATGATTTATGGACAAAGTAAATCGAAAACGATAACAAGAGAAGTTATACAGGCACCTCGACCGAATTTTAATGTTAATGTTGAGAACCTGAATGCAATGAATGCATTAACTTGGTAAAAATAAAAATAAGCCATTGAATAAAAGAAAAAAACAAATGGAACCGATCTTAAATGCCGGAAACGAACGATTCTCCATGATTCCTATCAATGAAACCTATCGAGATATCTGGGATCTATTCATGAAACACTCGGCTGCCTTTTGGAGACACACCGAAATTGACTACATGGCCGATATTGAAGATTGGAAACAACTTCGTGAAGAAGAACAAGAATTCATAGGATACATCTTGGCCTTCTTTTCGGGCGCCGACGGAATCGTCCTTGAAAATCTTGTCTCGAACTTTTGTAACGAAATTAAAATACCCGAAGCACGAGCTTTTCTGGCCTTTCAAAGTATGATTGAAGTTGAACATTCCATCACCTATGGACTACTCATTGAAACCTACATCACGGACGAAACCAAAAAGAATCAATACATCTATGCCATTGATCATATTCCAGTCGTCACGAAAAAAGCACTTTGGGCAACCAAATACATGGATTCAAAGATTCCATTTGCATTACGATTAATCGCATTTGCTGTCATTGAAGGCGTATACTTCTCTGGCGCATTCTGCTCTATCTTTTGGTTAAAGGACAAACAAAAAATGGTACGAGCGTTAGGGTTATCGAATGAGTTAATTGCTCGCGATGAAGGGTTGCATGTGGAGTTTGCAGTGACGCTATTTAATCACTTGAAGCATAGACCTGAACAACAAATCGTACACGAATTAGTCCTTGAAGCCGTGACCATCGAAAAAGAATTCATCATTGAAGCGATTCCATGTAAAATGATCGGAATGAATGCCGATTTAATGATTCAATACATTGAATATGTCGCAGATCGTCTATTAAAGAAAATAGGATATGATATTCTATTTAATAGCCAATGCCCATTCGATTTCATGCAAAAAATCAGCTTGGATGGGAAATCGAATTTCTTTGAAAAAAGAGTCTCGGAATACAAATTGAACGTCGATAAACCCAAACAGGACGCATTTTTACCCCCTGACGATGATGATTTTTAATACATAAACGATTGAATGAACGTTAAATAATGTTCGTGTGTTTTTTCATGGGTTGCTGTCACCGTTCTCTTCTCTTCGTTGTTCCAATGTTCAAACAAAAAGACCACTAAAATACACAAGGCGTCGGCCATATCATGTTTTCGAATATAGGTTTGATAGTCTTTAAATAAATTTAATTTAGTATTTGCATAACGAATCACAAATTCCTTTCGTTGTTCGTAATTCAAATGCTGTATTTTAAAATAAGCATGCATCGTATTGGGGGAGACCATTCGAATCTTGTCACGAAATTCATATCGAATCAGTTCTTGGATCGCCATTAAACCATTTGGAGGCTGTTGTTCGACAATGATATAGGTCGCCTCATTGAATTCATGTGCATAGCGTTGAAAGAAATGTTTGCAATAATCCGCAAAACAGTATTCATGTTTCAATGCACATTCTTTAATGGAACAGTATTCGGTCATGCGTTTCAAATTCAGTAACTTGCATTTTAGAATTCGATACGTTCGATTTTCTTCCATTGCATACAAAAATCCCAAGTGGTATAATCCAATATCAATACTGATCAGAAACATAAAATGTGCTTTTTTTATAATAATGTTGACTTTCTTTAAAGCATATGTCTGGAAAAGGAAAGGGGAAAGCAAAAAAACGTCCACAAACTAAAATATATCTTCCTGCGCGTGGTAAACGAAAAAGAAATGAAGATCAAACCAATACAGTGTATTCTGTGCAACGACGTCGTATCGCAAAGCCCCCAATGCTTCAAATACCATCAAGACCATCAAGAGAAGAATATAAACGAATTCAAGAAGAACGAGAACCATTTTATCGGCGTTATAAGGCACTGGATGAAGATTATAAGAATGAATGTAACTTTTCGGATTCGGATACAAACATTGGAACTCAAGAATATTGTACACATTTGGGAACTTGTGTGGACATGGCAGAAAATATTGCGTTAAATCGTTTAAAGGCATTAAATGTAGCGCCTGAATATACTGATTGGGGACATATAAATGCAATTCTATGGAACTTTGATCATCGTGCTGATCCATTGCGTAATTTATATCATGAGCATTGTCCAAAATCGAAAAAGTTAGCACCGCGAAAAATTTCCAAAGATGTTTTGGATGTCTTGAAGACGGCCATTCACAAAAATTCACCCGTGAAGAAAACAGCAAGCACACGATTAAACCGATACAATAAAATATTCGGATCCTCCTCGTTCGGTGCCACAAAAAAACAAGAACGAATCATTTCCATCAAGGTCTCCACCAATGGTTCAAAAAAATACATGGCCAAGGTCAAAAACAAAACCACGGGAAGAATTCGAACGATTCATTTTGGTGCACGAAGTTATGCGCAATACAAAGATTCGACCCGTTTAAAAAAGTACGCTCGAAAAAATCATTTAAACGCCAAACGACGGCAGAATTATTTTAAGCGCCACTCGGGCGTTACGACCAAACAAAAGGCGTTGGCCAAGGAATGGAAAAAAAGCCGTGGAAAATACAATGCTAAGATTTTGAGTCACACGTATCTATGGTAATCTTTGTCTTGCATCTTGGGCAGGTCCCATTAAAGAAAACGCCCTTGTCATTTGTTTCAACGTCGTGGTTCCGTTTAAACCAACACAACATGCAAAACACATGAACGATTGTATTGCAATGGATACATTGATAATGATATTCTACGCTATTCATATCCAAACAGCAAATAAAACATGTTTCGTTCTTTGGAATGGATACAACGTCATGCTTCATAAAGAATGATTCAAATAAAGAAATAGTGTGTTGAATGGCTTGATCTACGCTATTCATGATCGCTGTCGCTGACGCTATCGCTGACGCTATCGCTGACGCTATCGCTGACGCTATCGCTTTCGCTGTCGCAGTCGCTAATCTATATATAATGTTTTATTCTTTCGTTTAATTCGTTTTTGTTGTCGAGCTTTGGTTAAATCAATATCGGATACGTCTGAATCACTTGACATGACACTGAATCGATCGGATTCATTTTTATTTGTATTGGATTGCGTTGTTGTCGTTGGAATTCGAGTTTGTTGTGGCGGTTGCATGAAATTATTTTGAGGAGTGACATTTAAATTACTGGGTGGTTGTTGTGGAAAGAATCGTGAAATGTAATCATTGATGTCTGGACTTGTTTGAGGTGTTGCATTTGATTTATATTGATTGGAATTGCTGGGCTGTGGTGCATTATTTGATGTTTGAAACAAACCAGACATGGTCTTCATGATATTATCCATAAAGTTTGGATTTTCATTCATGGCATTCATTGCAGTTCCCATTGCATTGACCGCATTTCCAATCATGGGATTATCTTTCATGAATGTGTTGGCAAAGTGTGTGGTGACAATTGAAAAACAAATCACTCCACACAGCATAAATTCGGGCGACCAAGGACTGCCCTCAGGACCGGTATGTTTTTTGAGAATGGCTCGTATGTTATGTTTGATAATATTCTTATGTTGAATGGTTGAATCGTACAGGCCATTTAATTGGAGTCCAAGTGGATTGAACTTTAACGTGGACATTTCAATGCCTCGGATCAGCCAAAAGAATATATTTTCCGCCAACAATTGATTCGATTGAAGATCAAGTGAGTTATTTCCGAGTTCCACTTCATTGTTTAAGTCTTCTAATTTACTTTGAATGGAATACTTTTGATGAACAATATATCCTCTTTGTTTTAAATCTTCTAATTCTTGTAATAATTTTTGTTTTTGAAAATATTCCTTTGAACTATTTTTGGAACGTCTTCGTTTGCGTCTTGAAAATTGTGTGTCGTCGTCGGAAGACCCGGATTTACGATCGGATGAGGATTCAGAAACATCATCACTCACTTCGCTCTCCTCGCTCGCATGTGTTTCATTGTCATCATAACTTCGAGTGTCGCGAACTGGCTTTTTCTTTGAAGGATTCATGTAGGGATTAAAATGGTCAAAATTTTTAAGATTCGGTTTGGGTTTAAAGGTGGGTACTGCATTGGAAGATTGTTTTGCCTGTGTGGGTTGTAGTTCTTCTTCTGAATATTGAGATTCATGATCGGAAACGACCGATGCAGATGTAGTGTCATTTTTAGTTTGAGGAGCAGGATCCTTTTCTTCTTGTATCATAAAACTGTGACTGGATGATTCCTTTTCATTATTTGGAAGATGAACAACAGAATCTTCATTCTCATTGATGATTTCGAATTTATTCATGATTTACTAGAAATTGAATAATTTATTTATATGAATTCTACGAAGAAATTTTTTTATGGGTCATTTTTAAATAAAAGCGATGCTCGGAACCAAACTTAAATCGCTTGAAAAGGACGAAAACAAATCCGAATGGGTTCAATCGAATCCTCAAATGGATACCTTTACTTATCGAGTTGACTTTGATCCCTGGAAAGAACACGAATTCTTTCTGAAACAACACTTTCCAGTAAACGTAAATCGAATGTTAAACAAAAAACAACAAAATGCAATGATCAACGATCGAAAATCATTACAAACAACGGAATATTTTACAATGTTCAAAACTCAATAATTATTTTAAAATAGAATAATAAAACTAAAGTATCATGGGATCTTTCTATTCCAAGTACTCGGAAGAACAGTCGGAAAGCCACACACGATTCACCTATGGTCATGTTCCGGATACATACAACATGAATGATTTAAAATTTCATATCAAAAAACATGTTCGTGAAGCCACCGTACCCAATTCATGCTCACTCGAAGATCAATTCCCACCGGCTATGAATCAGGGTGTATTACATTCTTCTACGGCATGTGCAATAGCATCGGTCATTCGATATATTCAAACCAAATCGGATCGAAACCATAAGGTTGATCCTTCTGTGATGTATCTATATTATTTGGGTCGCCATCCATCGCAGACCATGTTGAATATCGGAACCAGTCTTCAAAAGACATTTACATTGATGAACAAGTATGGGATTAAGGATGAAAAACAATTTCGCTACATCGAAGATTGCTTTACAATGAAACCCGATTTACATGATCGAACGCATCATTTTCAAGGACTGTTCGAGTCACGTAAAGTCAAACAAGATTTAAAAACATTTCAACTTTGTTTATCGGTCTATGAAAAACCCATTCTGTTTGGATTTAATATCTATGAATCGTTTTTACGTGTATTGGATTGGGACAACGATGGAAAAATGCCATTGCCCAAGGAAAATGAAAAGTTACTGGGTTCGCAAACTGGAGTATGCGTTGGATTTTCGGAAAAGAAACAAGCGTTCTTAATTCGAAATAGTTGGGGAGAGCAATGGAAAAACAATGGATATTTTCTGATGCCCTATGATTATTTTTGCGGTGAAAATTGTTGCGACTTTTGGACATTGGATCTGATTTCCGATATTGAATTCGATGGATTCGAACAATCCACGAAAAGACGAAAGAAAAGACATCATCACAGCCAAAAAAGCAAAAAAAAGGACAAAGAAAAAGAAAAAGAAATGGTCATTCCACTTGAATCCAAATTCATGATCAAACCTGAATAATATAATTCAAAAAAAAATTGTTACATTCAATTAAATAGTTTACTGTTATGACATATGCAAGTATTAATGAAGCGTGGGGTGGATTATCGGGATCGACGATGCTTACTTCACCCATGGGTGATCATCCTGCGCACAAACGAGCGAACCGAAGGCGGCAGCAATCGCAAATTTCAAAAGTACCCCCCTATAAAACCGAACAAGATCCCTATACTTGTATGTATGATAAAGCACAGAATATATCCTGCAATCAAGCATACAATACTAATCAGCAATTTAATCAACAACAAAAACAAGTCGCAATGGGGTACCCCCCGCACATGAATTTCCCTGGCTTATATTATCCGGGGTCGGCGCAAAGCTATTTGCCTCAATACCCGTGGTACAATGATTCAAGGTATAATTATTTGGCCTATGGGCCAGCCATGTCAAATGCCTTTTATTCAAATCCTGGCTATTATTTTCCTCAGGTTGCGCAACAAATCAGTCAATGGCAACAGCAAAATAATATCCAACCCAATCAAATTACTCATTATGGACCACAGGGTTTTTTTCCAGGAATGTATTATAATCCTCCACAACTGCAGCAGCAGCAACAGCAGCCACAGCAACATTCGCGCCCATCTGCGATGGGGCTAATGAACACCAAACGAAAGGTTGAACATTATACCAATGAACATTTTAAAGATGACTACATTCGAAAAGCAACCTATGCATTTATCTTCTTTTTAATCGTACTCGCAGTAATACTCTGTTTATTCATGATTGCCTTTGCGCATTGCACCAAAGAATCAAAAAAATAATGCGCTCCCACTTCGTTGGGTCTAACCCGTGATGTTTTGACCCGCAGCCGTCGTTAATAAATTTGACGCAGCGCCCTCTAACTGTTTCACTGCCGCTGCAATTTGATTATACGATTGAGGTTGAACAACAGTGCCCGTGACGCCTGGCATTGCAATGGAAGTCGCAGGGACACTCACAGCGGCCAGTGGTGCGCTCACCGAAGCGGCGGGGACACTCACGACTGGAGCACTCACACTTGCGGTGGTTGTAGTAGTAGCCGGTATGCTAGTGGTAGCCGTTGGAACGCTAGTGGTAGTAGCGGGTACGGAAGTAGTATTTCCAAATAAAAATCGATTTAATTGTTTACGTTTATGCGGCGTTAATTTATGTTCTAGTTTGTTGTATACATATCGTTTTTCAACGCTTGGAATGTCTGGCCGATAGAATAAATCAACCACTTCATTTCTGATATTGTTTACACTGGTCTTTGCCACTTGGTTGACTGTTTTATTTAAATGACGTTTATATTGCTGCATTCTTTTCCTTTTACATAACGTAATTAAAAAATTATTTATCTTTTTTTACTATTGAATCGGCGTCTATTTTTTCTTGAACAATCTTTACAACGTTTTCTTGGATGAAACCCACGACTTTGTAAATATTGTAAATCTTCAAAGCTAATGAAAAACTCATTCTTACAATCGATACATACTTTCTTTTGATTGGAATCGAATAAATTATATGTATTGTTGTAATTATGGTTGGTATGCTTTTTCTTCTTGTTCGGCACTGTGATCCATCCTTCCTTTGCCGAAGATTGCGTTTGAATCTGTTGAAGCCCCGGCTGTGGCTGTGCTTGCGGTTTTTGTCCATTGGCCATAAGCTCTTCGTCTTCCATTGTAATGTCATACCACGATTTGTTTGTTGAGGTTGCCATGTTTGTTTTTGCTTGAACTTTAATATATATCTGTTTTGGTGGAAATTGTTTAAGCCGATAGAAGACTCTTTAGAATCTTCAATTTGAAATTTATTTTGTTTCTATATTAAAAATACCGATGCATGCCCTTGCAGTTGTTCCATTGATTTGTGTTGGATGTCTTTTAATTGCCATTGCAATATGCTTGATGGTCGAGGCGACGAAGAACCGGGTTGAATATAGTAAAAAGGAACAAAAAGACTTAAAATTGGCTAGCTTTGTTCTGATTGGATGTGGATGCGTTATGATTGGAACATGTATAATTTTACGCATCAAAGAAAAAAAATAAACCGATTGAATAAATGACACGTTTAACTTCTGACGAACGAAACATCGCCATTTTAATCTCGGTCGGGATTTTAATGTTATTTGCTTCCAATGTTGCATTCATCACTGCATTGAATAATGACTCATGGAAAGAAAAAGAAAAGCATAAAAATGCAAATATAGCCGGAGGATTATTTTTTGCCGCTGGATTATTTTTATTTGGAGTTGCAGGCGGACTCGAATTTAGACGAACTCATCGCTCCAAGCATTCATAGAGTGTTGTAAATTTACGTTCGATTAATCCATGAATGAGTTTTTCCAATTCTTGTCCTAATTCATTCGGTTGTGGAATTTCAGGAACAGCGAACCGACTCGATTTCTCTTGTTCTTTCTGTGATTTTCGAAAGTGAAAGTATTTGTACAATGACATCAAAATCATGGTAATGCCAATGATGATAAACATGAATTTAATATGCGTAAAGTAGAACAATCGAGAAACATCGACGGTACTGATAATCACACTATCAATTAAAAAGGGAACAACCGTTCCAAAGAACGCACCACCCAACAAATATCGATTCAATGTAAACTTTTGTTGATCATAAATGACGCCCACACCAAATAGAATCACAGGAATACCTGCTGAAATTAAATCCTCACGTGCACTCTGTTGAAGTAATATTTCTCGAAGTTCATCCTCGGGCTTATTTAATACATTCTTTATACTATACCACCAACGATACCAAATTAATCCAATTGGAATAATAAACGTAAACAACTCAAACCACCATAATTGAAATTGTGCTTTTTGATTCAATGAACCCGCCCGATCTTTTAAGATAATATCAAACCCATCAAAGAATTTATACAAATACCACCAAAAGATTAAAAACAATAACGTAGTTAATCCGCTTATAATTTCAATTTGAGTTTCTTTAAAATCCTGAATATTACCCACGACGACTAATGAAACGGCTACGATCAATGCAAGGACCATCATTGCAATTAAAACTTTGTTTCCAAATAATATTTTAATCAGGGATTCAGTGGTTGATTTCGCACCCATTCCCAATGCTTGGGTCGTATTGGCAACGTTATAAAATGAACTATTCATGAAAATGCTTAATTTTATCCTATTCCAATAAAAATAAATTATCAATCGCTACATCTTGTTTATATTCGGTCGATTGCAAGGACAGCGTAAACTTTTTTTGTCTTGGATGACATCGAAGGATTACACCATGATGCCCTTTAAATCGCCCGTAGATCACCTGACATGTTTTTCCAACCAAGTCTTTAAAGAAATAGGCTTTGGTTTTTTCTGATTTGGCACTGTACAATGTAATTTTTGGATTGAATAGAAATTCTTTGCAAAAGGGACATCGTGTAATGCGCAATTTAACCTTTGGATGAAACATCCTGGACCAACAAGTCGCACACAATTGTTTTCGACAACAAAAGAGTACAACGCGATCATCGATTTTCTCTTTATTGCATTTTGATTGTAAACAACACTTGGCCATGGTTTGATTATTCTTGTAAAAATACTTTTGCTTCGTTGGACAAATTATCCCGATCGATCACTAGAATCCCCCGTTTGGTAAAATAATTCGAATACAGTAATTGAATGGGAACTGCCGGTGGACGATGATATCGAGTAATAATCAAAATTCCGTTTGAATAGTTCGTCTGTCTTTCCATGATTGTATAATACAAAGAATATAAACAGTCTAAATAATTTTTTTTTCAATTCTTTTATTTACAATCTTTAGACGGGCTCATTTTGAAATTTTTATTCTCCGTATCATTAAATCTCATTTGAACAATGATGTATCCCGATGAATGTAGTATCTGTTCCTTTTATTTGTACAAAGAGGACGGTGAAGCGAACGCGAATGCGAACGAAACCGAAATTGACATTGAATCGCAAACAGAACCATCCAACCCCATTAAATGTTGTTCCTGTTTCAAAGAGTTTCATGAAAATTGTATTGAATTGTGGTACAAGGAACTGATTCAAAAGGAATTACCCATTTCCTGCCCCATGTGTCGATTTTCGCATGAACATTGCTCAATGCCTTCGTGTAAACATCTCACGATTCAAGACAAGATTCAAGCGAGTCTCGATAAAAGCTTTATTGAATATCGGGCGAGGAGTGAACACAAACAATGTTTGGTGATTTGCACGTCCATTCTTTTTACCTGCATTTTACGAATTTGTTTGTTCGAACACTAAAAATTAAAATGGAACAGTCTATAAAATGGAAATTCATCGTAACGATTTAAATTTCAGTACCACTGCATCCGATTACAATAATTATAGTGTAACACCCCAGGGAGGCGTACAAACAAACGCCAACGGCGGATCCATGGCGCAGAGCTCGCAATACGGAGCGCAGCCATCCATGGCGCAGAATGAAATTCAAAAGGAAACCGAAGAAGCCTACAAACATGCTCAAGAGATGGGCGGACAAACCAAAGATGGAATTACCTATGCCGCAACCTCGAAAAATGTGATTCAAACCAGTACTCCATTAACGGGTGGTTTGATTGCATTGATTGTTCTTTTGGGACTTGCATTGATTGTAATGATTGTTTTGTACTATAAAAAGAATTAAACGCCCAAAGCGATGCGCCAACGATTAAAAAAAGCTCTCCGACTGCATTATTGTTTATATCGTGGGTGATGTTCAACACACTTCCAACCAATATAAACAGTAATCCAGTGAAACAAAAAATAGGCGCCAAAATATTTTCCATGATGCTTTGATTTGATTTCATTTAAATTTTTAATTGAATTTTAATGAAGTGCTTGATTGAAACTCGTTTGAGCTTTTTGATATTCAATTCCTATTCCAGGTGTATATATCAATTCATGCATGACATTCTTGAATGTTTTATTTTGAATATATTTAAGATCAAAGTGGACGGTTCCGTTTAATGATGTTTTGCGTTTGATTCCGTTAGCGAAAATACATTACAGTATTTTCATTATTTTTCCATGGTCGCGCACATAATACAAACATGGTGGTGGGCGGATCTATTGAATATTTTAATAAAATATTCCGAGCACCATTTAAATCTC